AAACAAGGCATTAATGCTGGTAGTAAGAAAATTACTGATGTGGCTAATGGTGTAATTGCACAAAATTCTAAAGATGCTGTAAATGGCGGTCAGGTTCACCATATCTCTAATAGCATCAAAACCAGTATTGGTGGAAATACCGTTGTAAACCCGGATGGTAGCCTGACGACCAATAACATTGGCGGAACAGGTAAAAACAACATCAATGACGCAATTAAGTCTGTAGATGAAAAAGTCACCAATGGTGTAAATGACTTGACTCAAAAAGGTCTGAATTTTGGTGCGAATGACCAGAAAGCAACCCAAGGCAAAGCAGTTCACCGTAAGCTTGGTGACACTATCAATATTGTAGGTGGTGCGGACGAAAAAACTGCTGAAGATAAAACTAGTGGCGAGAACATCATTACCCGTACCACAGAAGATGGTGTCAAAATTGAGATGTTAAAAGATGTGAAGTTCGATAGCGTGAATGTCGGGGGCCATGTCTTAAATCAACAAGGTCTAATCATCAAGGGTGGGCCAAGCATCACAGTGAATGGTATTAATGCAGGTGGTAAACAAATTACCAATGTTGCAGACGGTATTAATGCAAAAGATGCGGTGAACAAAGGCCAATTAGACAAGCAAATTAACGAAGTTAAAGATCAAATTGGTAAAGATATTGGCAAGCTTTCTGATCATGCTGTGCAGTATGACAAAGATAAAAATGGCAATGTCGACAAGAACTCAGTCACTTTAGGTGGTGGAGAAAAAGGTACCAATCTGAAAAATGTAGCTGACGGTAAAATTGCTGAAGGCTCTAAAGATGCCGTGAATGGTGGTCAATTATGGAATGTTCAAAATCAAGTCGATAAGAACTCGAATGATATTAAGAATATTCAGAATAACATCGATAACATTTCTAATGGTAAAGCTGGGTTAGTTCAACAGCAAAAACCAAATGGTGAAATCACGGTCGGTAAAGATTCTGGCGGTACTAGCATTAATATGGCTGGTAAAGAGGGTGATCGTGTTGTTCAAGGTGTTAAAGATGGTGAGATTAAAGCTGGTTCGAACCAAGCTGTAAATGGTGGTCAAATCCATAAAATTTCAGAAAGCATCAAAAACAGTATTGGTGGAAATACTACGATTGATCCTAAAGATGGCTCAATTACAACCAACAATATTGGTGGTACAGGTAAGAACAATATTAATGATGCGATTGGGACCTTAAACCAGTCGAACCAAGAATTGGGTAACAAAATTACCAATCTGGGTGATCAGTTACAACAAGTGTTCTATGACACTAATAAACGTATTGATGACGTTGAGAAAAAAGCTAATGCAGGTATTGCCGCTGCCATGGCCTTAGAAAATGCGCCGTTTGTAGCAGGTAAATATACCTATGCTGTTGGTGCTGCATATCATGGTGGTGAGAACGCAGTCGGTGTGACCTTACGCAAAACCTCTGACAATGGCCGTTGGTCAATTACAGGTGGTGTGGCAGCTGCTTCTCAAGGTGAGCCAAGCGTCCGCGTTGGTATTAGTGGTGTGATTAATTAAGAAACTGGTTAGGAGGGCAATGCTCTCCTTGCTCGACAGATTAAAGAGATTATAGAGATGAACAAAACAATCCAAAGCTTAGTCTTAGCAGCTTTTGCTGGTTTCGCAGTCACAACTTATGCAAATGAACAGGCTCAGCAACAGGAAATTCATTTTCCAGCGATTGAAAAGAGTTATTTGAAACAAGTAAAACGTTATGAATACCAAGATATTGCTCGTTTAGATACAGGACTAAATAAAGATCAAATTCGAGCTTTACTAGGCAATCCACAATTTAGTGAAGGGCTTTTTGCAGTAAAAGTTTGGAACTATGTGCTAGATATCCGTGTTCCCAACACACACCAGTACCAGCGTTGCCAGTTGCGTATTGATTTTGATAAGCACTATTTAGCAGAACGTTTATCTTGGAAGGGTGAAGCGTGTGAAGGTTTAGTTGTTTTGGGAGAAAATAATCAGGCACCAGCATATAGCACTGTAATTGCAGATCGTACAGCGAGTGTCCTATTTGCTTTTGATCGATTTGATGCGAGTGCGATTGAAGAAGGTACTAATAGCGTTGTGAAAATTGCTGAGCAAATTAAGAAAAGTCCAACAACAACCCCAATTATTGTTTCTGGATTCACAGACCCATTGGGTAAGTTTAGTTATAACCAAGAGTTATCATCTAAACGAGCGAATACGGTTGCCAAGTTACTGGTACGACAAGGTGTTGAACCAAGCCGTATACAAATACAGGCGAATAGCCAGACCGACTTATACAAGCAGTGTAGTGATAACAATAGTTCACAACTTATTCAATGTTTAGCGCCAAATAGACGTGTTAATATAAGTTGGTAAAACGGTCTGTCACGGCAAAGTAACCATCCTTAGGGTGGTTACTTTTTCGTTTTTTAAGGAGCTAAAAAAGTAAAAGGATATATTGGAGATTTTATAAATTTTATATAAAAATCATCTTTTAAAATAATAAAAGTGCTGTGGAGTCAGTAAACCATCTAACGGTTGATCCCAACTTTGACGTTCTAAAGTGTGTTCAATAAATTGAAATTGATGTGCCAATCCTAAACGGTAGGGCTTATGTTTAGCACTTGCCAATGTACGATCATAATAACCACCACCCATACCAATACGTGTCCCATAGTGATCGCAAGCTAAAAGTGGCATAAGTAGCAAATCAAGCTGTGATACATGTTTTCCGCGAGTCGCCATAGGTTCTTTCATGCCCAATGGGTGATGAGAAAAACGACGACTTAAATATTGGTTTTTATTTATTTTTACCCATACTAAACGTTGGTTCATTGAACAAATCATGGGTAAATAAACTTGTTTGTTCTTTTTAAAACATAATTTGATAAGAAGATCGGTATGGATTTCACCAAAAGCATGCAGATATAAACCGATTTTTTTTGATGAATGAAAAATAGGAAGGTGATTTAGGTAATGTAAAACATTAAGCTGAGCCTGTTTTTGCTCAAATTGGGTTAAAGCTCGTCTTCTAGATCTTAAATTTTTTCTAATAAAACTTAATTCATTCATGGAGAAATCTAACAAAGATTTGCGGACAGTCGAGCAAAATTATACCTACTTTTCTATGGTTTCACCGAAATTTAAAAATTATTAAAAAGCAGTCTTCTAATGTATTAGACCAAGTAAAAATAGTTTTGTTGTTAGGAGAAGCTATCTACATATAATTTTTTCTTTTTTACGTATTTACAGTATTTATTTACATTTAATCAGGATAAGTATATTTAAGGATGAATATGAAAATGTGAAATCTATGAAGTTAAAATTTTTAACAATGATGTTATGTGTGGCATTGCTCAGCGCATGTACGAAACAGGCAGAATCTGAGGCACCTCAAATTGATTATAAAGCTCAATTTGAAGAGTCGGACCGAAAAATTGGTGAATTTTTAGATCAGTTAGATAATCCAAATACCCCTCAAGAAGTTAAAGTTAAAATTTTATGTCATGACTATCCTGAGGTGTATAAAAAACAATACATGCCTGCACTGATAGAAGTTTCACTAAAACCGTACACTGAAGAAAAATTATTGTCAGATTTGAAAAGTGCAACTGACTACTATAAAGGGACTTTGGGGATAAAATGTAATGAATAATATTTGAATTAAATCACGATAAAAATTTAAAAGTGTGAATTGATTGGCATTATTTAGTTGTGCTAAATTTCTTCTGTTAATTACTTCAACTTTTCTCTGGATTTGAAATGCAGATCTTAAAATTTTTACAGAGTTTTAATACAGTCGGCACCTATTTAACACTTGCTTCCATCTTGCTTGTGGTCATGATCATTTATTTTTATGTAATTAATCCTGCATGAACATTTTGAAAGGAATAGGTCTTCTCATCTATTACTTTTTTAAGAACGGAAGATGAATAATAGGATAGGGATGTGAAATTTAAAATATTATTATTAAGTTTTATTGCCACTGGTTGCTATGCTAATGAAAGTACAGCTGACCCGGATATTTGTAATATCGTAAAAAAAGTCGCTTATAACGTGATGGAAGCACGACAGCAAAAGGTACCAGCACAAGATTTACAACAAATTGCCAATGGGTTAGCAGATGAAGAAGCCAAGCAGCTTTATCAAGACTTAATTAGCTCAGCTTATGCTGCCAAAGTATTTAAGACAAGTTTCTTTAAACGCCAAGCAATTGAAGATTTTCAAGCAGGATGGTATGAGGAATGTTTACGTAGAAATGAATAATAATTAAAAAATAATGAGTATTTAATTTTTAAGAACAACTAATTAGTTAAGAGAATGAAAAATAGACTGACAGATCTGTCTAGGTGTTTTAATTTAAAAATAAAATTCGAATTTATAGGTATTTATTTAAAAATAAATGCTCCGAAGATGCCGCTGCATGTCGTTACCCTTGAACCCTAAAGTTCAGCGGGTCTTTCTCAATTCTAGCAATACAGTGCAATATTAAGCAATACCAAACGATATTAAAAAATCAATATTTTTAGTAATTTATCCTAAAACAATACAATGCAATATTACACAATCTTTAGCAATACAAAAATAGTCTATTAATGGTCTATTTTGATAAATAGGGTCTATTTTTCAGGTTTAGGTCTATTAAAGGTCTATTTTAAATGATTAAAAAAGCGGCACTTAGCCGCTTATGCTGTATGTGCCATTTTGTTTTGTTCAATATAAGCCAAAACATCAGACTTCATATAATTTACTTGCCGTTTATGAGGTTTAGAGAATGGAATGCCGCCACCTTCACATCTTTTCTTCTGCAACCAAGGCAAAGACACATGCATAACAATTGCAACCGTTTCAGGTGGGAAGGTTTGATTATCAGCAGCTTCCCAAAATTCTTTCTTTGCAGCCTCTTTTTCTGCATGTGTCATACGATCTAATTTAGTTAAACGTGACATCTATTTCTCCTTACTTTCCGCTTTCATAAAAGTAATCCAATGTGTGTTACTTCGCTTTCCACTGATGTGTCCAAATAAAGGCCTTTGATCAGTGAGTGCTAATATTTCTTAAACTTTGATATGTGTTTCATTCCATTTGAAAATTAAAACTCCACCTTTCACTAAAACACGGAAGCATTCCGAAAAACCTTTTTGTATATCCTCACGCCAATCCTGTGACAATTTTCCATATTTGGCAGCTAACCAACTTTTCTTTCCAGCTTGCAAAAGATGGGGAGGGTCAAAAACGACTAAAGAAAATTGCTCATCGTTAAAAGGCATTTTGCGAAAGTCCATTAATATATCTGGTTCAATCACTAAGGTACGACCATCACACAATTTATGTTCTTCTTTACGAATATCACCAAACACAACATTTGGATTTTGACGATCAAACCAGAACATGCGTGAGCCACAACATGGATCTAAAATTTTTGCGTTTTTAAAATTTACTTCCATCACGCCACCATCTGATATATACGCTTAACTTCATGATCCAGCTCATCCATTGCAGAGCGACCTTCTTTGAAATATTTCAAAAGCATTAGTTTGTATCGCTCTTGAGCTGCTTTGTTCATCACACCTTCGTTGCTTACTGAAAGGGTGCCTTTATTACCTTTAATTAAGTTCACGCCGTGCGGTGTGCCTTTCCCGCGATACCCGGCATTTACGTTGAACACAATGAACTTCTCGAAAAGCTGCATTGGTAGCAGCTTTGGCTCGAAAAGAAACTCTGGAGTAGTTTGTTTCGACATTAGAATGGTTCCTCCAGTAAAAAATTTTTCATGCTCTAATCCCTGTTTTAGCCAATATTTCAATTTCTTGTTTTACTGCTTGAAGTTTTGCCGCTTCAATTTGGATCAGGGCATCTATGCCGAAGTGCTCACAAACTGTTTTTACATCGAGGCCACGTTCAGCAATAAAGTTTTGAAGTTCATCTCTTTGTTGATCTGAGATACCGTTAAATTCTGGTGGACTAATCCAAGTGCCACGTTGCTTATCAAACGTGCAATTCAATGCTTTAGCTCTCATTAACATTGCTTGTCGCATGTTCTGGTAATACATGTGTTCTTTATCAAGCGACTCAGTTAATTGATTAAGGTCACCTGCATGCTCAGCTTCTTCACAGCTTTGTTTCCAGTTTTCTAGCTCTTCTTGGGCTTTAGCCGCTGCAAGTTGTGCAGGCGTTAAGGTGTTAATGTGATCTTTAGCTTGAGTAATCAGGTCAGCCAAGAAAGTAGGATGTGCTTTAAGATCTGGTACCCATACTTCACCAGTTTCACCGCCTAAAGCACCTGAGTTTTTCGCATGATGTGTAGGCGAAGGTTTGAAATTAATAACGCGGGCATTTTTACCTTCACCTGTAGTAACAGTTGTTAGATAACCCATGACATCTGCGATACGGTAAAGCTCGTTACGGTTTTTACCACCTAGATCTGGTCGGTAAATAATTTGATCACCGTTTTGATCTTCTGATGCGTGTGCAATGAAAACAACATCTTTACCTAAACTGATCAAAGTATTGATGTATTGCTTGAACGTTTGGTTCGCTAAACCTTGAGCCTTTAACTTTAAAGAACCATCTTTTTGACGGTTATTTGCTGTAAGTAACAGGTGGGTTTTAATGCATTCAAGCATTGCACCCACGGTATCAATGACTACGGTTTTATATGGTGCTAAGTCCTGCGGAGTAAGGTTTGCAACATCACTCCATTGTTGAACCTGTACAACCGCACCTCGACGTAATTCACCAGTACGGTGAGCACCACGGTCAAAGTCAAAAGAAATTGCTTTTTCCGCAGTAAAACCCATCGATGATTTACCTAAACCCGGATCAGCGTATAGGTACACAATAATTGCTTGAACCAATAAAGTTTGGTCAGCAGTAATAATCGGTAGAGCCATTTTTATTATCCTTATCTTGAGCCAGTGAAGCCGCGCTTAGTTTTATATGCTTTGCGGTCATAAGTAGGGATATTTGTTTCACGCAGTTTTATAGCGAGCTGCTTTCTGCGTTGAAAATCGATTTCTTGTGTGAGTTCATTCCAAACTTTTGGATAGTCGGTTTTGAACTTTTCAACGTCCAAAGGTGTCTTAACTTCACCCTTTACTTGGTAAAGAACTGAGCCATTAGCATTAGAGGCGTACACTTGCCAGCCAATGCGGACAGAGTAGAGGCTCGTTGAACGGTCAAGACCTAAAAAAGACTTATAGCCATCAGGGTGTTTTTTGAAATTAGACATCTTTAAGCCTCCACCAACTTGTTACGTTCGATGAAGCCTTTTAGAAGGCCATTGATGTTTCGGATGTCTTCAAATTCGGTGAAATCGTTATATGACTTACCGTTAATATCAGTGATTTCATTTACAGTGAGTTGAGTAATAACAACAGCGGTAAATTCAGAACCCGGAACGCCGTAACTGTCAGGATGAGCTTCAAAATCAAAGCTAACGTTTAAACGGAAGCTATCTAATTTAATTACAGCAACGCCAGAATGTTTACCTGTGATTTTCGCGGTTAAAACACCGTAAGTACTTGGTTGAGTCTTAGGGGTAAATAGAGAAGGTACTTCTTTTGCTTGGAAAGCTGGCTGCAATTGGCAAGCAACTAAAGAACCACCAGAAATTGCAAGAGCAGCCATGCTGACAAATGCAAATGAGTTGAAAGGGGTAGCTTTTACGTTCATAATTGATCTCGCAGTTTTGCAAAGCCCCGTTTCCGTCCAAAGTTCCGGGGCTTTTTGTTGTCTACGAGATAAATATCGCATTTCCGATATTTGTAGTCAATAGTTATTCCGATATTTTTATTGGTATTCCGATAATGTTTTCTTTAAAAGAAAAACCACTTTAAAAGTGGATCAAATGAGTAAAATTATTTAATTGATATGTATGGTCAAGCTCTTTTAATAATTTGATGATGGATTATTTTCAACTTCACTATTTAAGTCATCAAGAGCATTATCCACATCTGGAACGACATCACGCCAATTTTCACTTTCAAAGCGTTCAAATTGATTATTTACTTCTTCTAATTTAGCTTCTAGCTCAGTAATATGCTCTTCTAATTCAGCAATTTTCTGATCTTTCTCATACACGATAGCTTCATGTTCAGCTCGGCTAATAGAGTCTGAACAGCCAGTTAAAACTAAAACTGGCATTATCAAAATTAATTTTAAAATTTTCATCTTAACTCTTTCTTACTCTTCGCTTTCCACGGTATGTATATCTCAATGAATCTATTACTTGACCAATAAAATAGCAATCTTCGTCAATTGGAATGATATTAGGATGAAAATTTGGGTTAATCGCCTTGAGATACCTCGTTCCATCAGATTCAATAACCAGTTTTTTGAAAGTGGCATCTTTGTCTTTTCTTACAACAATGATATCTCCAGATTGCATATCTGAATAATATACTGTTGGATCTACAACAATATAATCACCTTCAATAAAATCAGGTTCATTACTTACGCCACGTACTTTTAAATAAAAACATTTTTCGCAATCATCTGGGAGAGGGAACCATTCCGTAACTTGAGACATATCTACTGATTCAACATTAGTAAAATTACCTGCTTGTACCCAAGATAAAACGGGCGCCATTCGAGCTTGAACTGGCACAACGTTGGTTGTAATCAGTTCCCCAACTACACCTTTTTTTAATTCTTCAGCTGTAACCCCAAGGGCATTTGCTAATTCAAGTATTGAACCTGTTGACTTAGCATTTCCTGTTTCAAGATCAGAAATTACAGATTGTTTTACACCAGATTTCTGAGCTAACTCTTTTTGAGTCATTTTTTTTGCTTTTCGTATTGCTTTTAAGTTTTCACCCAAAGTAGCCATATGTATTTCCTTAAATACTTATATCGGAATTCTGATACAAAACAGTATCGCTTTGGCTATTGTTAAAATATCGGAAAACCTATATATTTATCTAAAAATATAGGAGCTTCGCATGAAACAATGGCCAAACATGATTTCAGATTTGCGTGAAAAGGGCTTAACACAAACTCAAATTGGTACCGAAATCGGGTGCTCACAGAATTACGTTAGTGATTTAGAGCGAGGGGTATGTGGTAAACGCTTATCGCATCAAATTGCAACAAAATTACAAAAGCTTTGGAAAAAGCATTGCAAAACCAAACAAGTGGCTTAGGTAACAAGATGAGCAAATTATCAGTTGATATATCTGCAAGCGCGAGAAATGGAGTATCCCGCATATTGCATGGTCTTGATATAAGCAATCAAAAAGAGATTGCTGAACAATTAAAAGTTGATCCAAGCACTATTACTCGGCTTAAAACGGATAAGAAAAACAATGGCTTGAATGAAATTGAAATGTTTTGCGAGCTATTGAGTTTACTTGGTTTAAAAGTCGTTCCTAAAGATTATCAGAGCATTGATAAAGAACGTGTTGCTGCACTTTTAGTTATGTCTAAAAGCTGGATGAACCGTATAGAAACGGTGGATGACTTATTTCATGATGAAATTAGTGGTCAAAAAGAAAAGCTTGGATATTAAAAAAGCCTGATCTCGGAAATCAGGCTTCTAGGCATTCAATTGAGGTGAATCAAATGAACACAAATAATCTATCAAATCAACAGCAAATAATCCAGAGCTGGTTTGAGCCGGCTCTTTATACGCTGAATCAATTGCTTGAAAAGAGAAAGGAAAACCTACGCCGAATTAACCGAGACGAAAATAACGCGGCTGTATTAAGAGATGAGCTCGTTGAAACTTTGGCATATCAACATGGCATTTCTTTTTATTTTGCCGGAGAAGTTATCGCAAGTTTAGGTCGAGCTAAAAAGATTCGATTTTTAGGACGGTTTATCCAAGCCGCTGAAGAGGGGAATCAATGAATAATTTTGTACCAAATTCCTTTCAAGTACCTAATGCATTTGTTGATGAGGTTTTAAATAAAATCTCTGATGCTGCATGCAAAATTTACTTAGTTATTTGCCGTAAAACTCGTGGCTGGAATAAGGAGATGGATTCCATCTCTTTAACTCAATTTGAAGAGATTACAGGGAAGAGTAGGCCGACAGTTGTTAAATGCCTTAATGAATTAATTAAAGTTGGTTTAGTCGTGGAACAACCAAGCACAATTCATGGAAATACATTCAAATTAGGTAACGATACTAGCGTTGGTTTAGTGCTTAAATTCCCTAGTAAAAATTTTTTACTACCTCAAATTTATGGCCAAACTGGTAAAAATTCTTTACCACTGCTAGTTAAAAATTTTAACTACACTAGTAAAATTTTTTTACCGCTACTAGTAAAAATTTTTAACACACAAAGTATCACTATCAAAAACAACTCTCAAAGTAATAAAAAAATAAATAAAAAAAGAGAGTCTGTTTCTGAAAAACCTAAATCAGTAAAAACATCTGAATTTAATCCGCGTTCAGTTGAACTACCAGCATGTGTAGATCCAGAGCTGTGGAACAATTTTGTTGATATGCGTATCAGCATCAAAAAACCACTTTCTGAAAATGCAGTAAAGCTAATCCTTAAAAAACTTATCTCGTTTGGCCCTTTGGCTAACCAATCACTTGAGAACTCAATTATCGGGAATTATCAGGGTGTATTTGAACCTCGCCAAAATCAAATTCAGGAAAACCCACAATCTCATAACGTTCCTGAAGAACCGGGTTATTTCACTCAGATGTACGCTGAGAGCAACCGTTCAAACGTGATTGATGTTACCCCTGACCAGCAATATATCGGAGGCTATTAATCATGAATGAATTAGCACCATTTGAAAGTTTTTTAAAAGAACTAATTGCGGCTTACAGAACTAAATACGCTGTTCAGTTCAATAAGAATTTTCCAGTAGAGGGGAAAAATGCCGTTCCAATGCAAATCGTTGAACAGCAGCTTGCTAAAGCATTGGTTGGGGTTACACCTAACCAACTTCAAAGAGGCTTAGCGCTATTTTACGCAAGTACAAATACATACATGCCTAACTTCGCTGAATTCCGTGCTATGTGCATGGGTGATGATTGGTGGAGCGCTGAGAAGGCTTGGGTTAAGGCTTGTGAATACACCCAAATCACTCAGCACAAGAAAGTGAGATTGCCTGATGGGCGTGAGCAAAACCAAGAAATTACTACATTAGCCAAATTTGTACTTGATCAAGTTTATTCGCTTATTCAAGACGGCGAAATGTACAAAGCCAAAATGGAATTTATCAAGGTATATGACGAGTACAAAGCGGAAGCTCAGTTAAAAGGAAAAGTTCAAGCTTGGTACCAAGAACCAATTTTATTAGCTCAGAAAAATGAGCAAAAAGTGCATATACCAGTTTCAAATGACGAAGCACAAAAGCATCTCAAATCATTGATGGAACGTTTAAAAATCAATGGTCGTAAACCTGCACCAGTACAAAAGCTTCAGGCAAAAGAAAAAGAGCCTGAGCTTACAAAGGAATTAGGGCCAGATCCTTTCGACAATCCGCATGAATACGCAGAGATGTGTCGCCGAGAAGGTATGCCGATACCTAGAAATATTCTTCAGCTAATTGAAGGGGCGAATGTATGAATAAATTCGAGATTTTAGCGTGGGGGTTACTCATTTCATTTTTTACATCAGCTATTAGCGGTGCGGTGGTTTTGTGGTGGTTGGCGCGTAAAGAGCTAGATGAGAAAGGATACAGACATGAAAGCAACTAAATTAATTAGAGATAAAGGGCTGAAATACGCGAAGGAAATCGTAGATTCAGCCCCTTCTAACGCAACTGAATGGAATGAGGGTTATGAGTTCCAATGTGGTCAAAGTGTAGAAATCAGCCCAGCAGATCGTGAGAAGTATTTTGTAGATTTGGTTGAGCTTAAACGTCTGGTGGAGTCGGTTGATTTGGTTGAATCATGGGGTGGCATTGAGGACTTAAAACTATATGACTTGTCTCATAGCAAAGATAAACCTGAATCTGCTGGATACAAGTTGCTTCATGCAATTGCTGATTACGAATCAATATACGGAGGCGAATGATGGGATTAGTTGGTGGATACGATGCTCATTTTTATTGCGACTCTTGTAATGCATTTAGTCAAGGTTATGGGCAAACAAAAGCTGAAGCTATACGTGATATCCGAAATCGTGGATGGGTTTTAAAACGAGATGGTCTTGTACTTTGTGAAGCCTGCAAGAACAGAAAAAATATAGCAATCATTCCAGAAGATGATCGGAATGGCTGTGAGTGGAATATATAAGGAGCCAGTCATGAGTGAGTTTGAGGGTAAATCTGGAAAGTGGGCTTGGGAGATTCAAAAAGAACAACAAGCGAATTTAGTTGAGCTAAGAAGTTCAATTGAAAACCTAGTTCAAAAGTATAAGCACGATGCCCATGCTTCAAGCCTTTTTGGTGATCAAGATAAAGCACGAGTTTATAACTGCTTTGCTAATCAGTTGGAAAATTTGCTGAAAGGTGGTGCTTGATGTCATCAGTCAGCATTGCTGAATACCGCAAGTTATTTCCGATAAAGAAAAATAAAAAGCGGCGTTCAGCAAAGCAAGTTGCCAGACAACCAAGTGTGGGTGAAATGGTTCTGGCAACGCATTTAAGAGCATGCAAGATTGGTTTTGAACAGGAATATAAGTTCCATCCTGATCGTAAATGGAGAGCAGATTTTTTAATAACGGGTACAAAGATTTTGATTGAGGTAGAAGGCGGGATCTGGAGCGGTGGCCGTCACACAAGAGGCAAGGGCTATATAGGGGATATGGGGAAATACAACTCCGCAGCAATGATGGGTTTTACAGTTTTACGGTTCAGCACAGAGCAAGTGAAAGCAGGCGTGGCGATTAAACAAATTGAGCAATTGGTAGGTGAAAAATGAGTGCAGTTTTAAAAACACAACAAATGGATTGGTCTAAATATACTATTGACGGTTGGTTAGAGCAGTTTGGCGCATGGTGTGAAACAGTTAGAATGAAAGGGGGTGATTTGCCAGATGGGCTTCATATCAATCAAATTTACTGGTTGATGCGTGAAGCTGGCAAAGAAGTACAAAAAAGTAAATCTTATATTCGATGTGAGATCAGTGATTATGAGGCGGATCAAATTCAAGCACTTTTACGAAGTCTATTAAATTCTGATAAAACAGATTTTACAACTAAGTTTGCATTAATTTGTTTAATTAAAAATAAGGTTGAAAATAAAGGATTGTTGAAGGTTGCTCAAGAAACAAACCAATCTAAAGCTCAGGTCGCAATTATGGTGAGTTGCGCTAGATTTTATTTATTAGGTCATGATAAAAGATTAAGACAAAATGGAGGTTCAAATGAAAACATACACTGTAAAACTATATGAAGGCGTTAGTCGGGAGAAAGTTAATGAAACTTTGAAATACTACCCTGATTATTTTGGTAAAATATCAATAATTACAAATGTAATTAATAATAAATTGCAATTAACACTAAAAGCATTTGAAGGAATCGACGTTATAACTGCCAATGATCTAATGATTAAAATCGTTGAACGTTTAAAAGCTTCTCAATTAGTAGAAAAGCATAATTTAGACTTGTTGACTGTCTAGACGCTTTATGGCATATTTTTGATATAGTGGACGAAGTATAAGTAATTCACTGATCTAAAGCTCATCGTTTGATGGGCTTTTTGTTTTTATACTTGCTAGATTTCAATTATGATTTAAAATTAAATCAGGTGGCTCGTCGCCAAACATCGCCACCTGAAATTCTATTAGAAATGATAGTTATTTGTTTGTGTCACCTCCATATTAATTAATTGTAGAGTTGATATTGTGTTGTACTGGTGGTGGGCACCAAGCGCCACCAGTACAATCGTTAAAAGCGCCCCTTTTCTTTGCATTAAGTAATGTTCCTTTGATTTAATGGTTAGATTTACACCACACATTAGCTGTCTTCATCCTAAATACATGGTCGTTACATTATAAATCATCTAAATTGAATGCTTGTCTAAATGTTAAGCGTTTAAGAATGCCCACTTAAGCATGTTTATATTTATGCTATAGTCCAGTCTAATTAGAATTTGGTACTTAAAATGAATATCTGTGTTGGTGGTGAACTAGATGGGCAAAAGATAGAGAAAGAAGGCAGATTACTAAAAGCTTCTGATATCGACCCATCTTTTAAAACTGAGTACTACAAGCAAGTTTTTAACCGCGACAACATTAACTATCATTTTTGGCTGCCAATTGGATCTGACTTACATGATATGTCTGAGAAAGTTCTAAATATCATTAGATCACCTAAAAACTAGTTTTATCGTTTGCCGGACGTATTACGGCGCATGAAGCCCCGCCAATAATCGATATTTAGCGGGGCTTTTTATTTGATATCTAATAAACATTTCTTTAAAAAAATAATACATAGGTTGCAAAAAAGCCAAGTTAATAACCTTTTATCCATTTTGAATGGATATTAAAAATTTAGAAGAAAGGATGTTTTTACTAGGTGATCTATGTCGAATGTGGGAAATATACACCGTGAAAGTAAGAATTGCTCATTAGTAGCAAAGATAGTAATGATTTTGGGAGTAATTTGGGGGATTGCATTTATAGTTGCTTTTGGCCAAGTTGAAACCCGAAATGAATATCTTGAGATCATCAATGTTTGGTCAACAAAGATGATAGTTATAGGCTGCTTAATTATTCTGAATGGCTTTGGTTTAGGATACTTAATTCTCAAGATTAGTTGTATTTTAAGGAATCAAGAAATTCTCTTGAATGAAAGATTAAAAAGCTAATAGGCTTTTCTTTATATTAATTCAATTAAATTTTGATTCGCTTGTTATTTTACTCAATATAAAACCCATCTAAATATCAATTATTGAAGGGATTATTTCTTTAATTTAAATTGATTTTAGTAAGAAGAAAGATGTATATAAATATTAGTAAATTATAAAATTATTCAATAAATTCAGATATTTAAATTAAAAATCAGTGATAAAACTTTAACAATATTTACGTACGTGATGAATTTAGTAACTCAAATAAACATTATGAAAGATAAATAATTATAAAAAAAGGAGTAGAAACGCTATGAATGAGAATGCAGAGCTAATAAAGTACATTGATATAGCTGAGACAGTTTACGAACGGGTATATGAAAATAATAAAATTTCAAATAATTTGATTGTTAATCTCAATCGCATAATGGCTGAGATAAAGAATCAAGCTGCAGAAAAAAAACTCAAATTGAAGTACAGCTCAATAGACTTTGAATATTGTTTAAGTTTGCCGTTGGCTGATCGAGATATCAAAGTTGATTTAAGTCTCGTCCCTCATTTTGAAGATCGTGAGGAAAGCATTTTGTGGTTAACCAATTTTGTTGGGAAAATTTGTGAACAAAAAAAGATGAACAGGCAGAAATTGAATTTCCGCTAATGCGTCTACAGATTTCTATATAATTTGCTTAGCGTAGATATTTTTTTAGGAATATTTTAGATCTTAAGGCCCGTCAGATATCAGTTTTCGGCGGGCTTATTATTTTATCGTTAAGTAAAAATCAATGATTTTATAAATTATTAAAAAATAATTAAAAATGTTTTACTTCATTAAATGAAATTGTTATACAGAATGATTAATAAGGGGTTTTCAATGACAATTATCACATTACGAGATGTTGAGACAAATGAGTGGGTAATTGTAAGGTCTGTAATCGACCCAATCGCAAGAAAAGATACAAAGGGCAACTTACAAATTGTTCAAGTTCATAAGTGGCTATATGATGAATCTGATGATTTTGTTGATGAAGAGTTCTATGGTGCTCTGAACAGTGGAAAAGTTGGAATGTATGTAAGTTTTCAGTATGTGATTATGAAAATTGAAAACTAATTAGCTTTTTTAATTTTTAGTTAGTCTTCGATCGTAACTCTGCAAATAGCCTGACCACTACGCACATAAAACCCCACTCGATATCAATTGTCAGTGGGTTTTTTTCATATTCTGTATAATTTTTAGAACTGAAAAAAGATTATGTATGAGTAAGAAAAAATCAAAACTATCATCACTCGAAATGTATAGGTATTTAAATATTAATGTTTTAAATGTTTGAATTATTTTATTTTTAATTCAATTCATATTGATAGTGCTTAAATATTATGCCAAGATGCTGTTGGGAATATTTCCGAATAGATATTTCCTATTTCAGGTATAAGCGTAATTTTTTCGCTAAGCCCATTTCTGAATGAGAAGAAGTGGGCTTTTTTATTTTTAAATATTTCTGTACTATCAGAGTGTTGCTTTAAGTAACACTAAACCTTGTTGATCAGCGCAAATATCAAAAAGGGGGAGCTTGCCTACTAGGCAAGCTTTTTAAATTGATCGATTAGCCTCAATAATTCATTTTAAAACTCAATAGAAAAAATCAAATCTGCAAAGTTTTCATCTACTCTAAATTATTGAATATAATTGATTTATATCTTATCTTAAAATTTCCTTAAAAAACTAAAATTACTTGTTGCAACATTGTTATAATAAGACTACCTTAAGAAAAATACTTTATAAAAATGAGGAGCTGCTGAAATGCCACAGTATCTCATGTTTGCGGAAAATATTTATAACAAAATTAAAGATGAGGAATTGTTTTCACATGACTGTATTGAAAATATGAACTTACTTATGACATGTATACGCAGAGAAATTGAGGGAACAGAATTTAAATTAAAATATAATTTTGTTGATTTTATGGAACAATTTAGTACACCACTAGATGAATGCAAAGTAAAAATAGATGTGAGTCTGATCCCCCATTATAATTTAGAAGATGAATACATTTTATGGTTAGCTGGATTTATCGAAAAAATTACAGAAGGGGGACCTAAACCACCTCCACCAATTAAAAAATTTATTCCAGAGTTTATGAGCTTAAAATCTGAATTGGATTTTTTACCTTTAAATGAGGAAAAAGTTCAAAACGAAGGTAAAGAAATTACGGATTACTTTAATTCAAAGCTCTATAAGTCAACTTTTAAGAAATAATATTTTATTGTCTCTGAGTTTAGCCACCGCCTAAGGGCGGTTTTTTTATGGGTGAGAATAATGGATTCTACAGAATACTTTTGGCTAACACGGAAAAAAGAACCTAAAATCAAGCCTAAATCCAGACCGCTACCTAAAGCTAAAGAAAAATATCTCAAGGCCGAAGAAACTTTATTTCAAGAGCTAGAAGAGCATCGAATTGGTTATAGAAGAAAATTTCAATTTGAATCAACCAAAAATTGGCGGTTCGATTTTTATATTGTGAAGTTGAATCTTCTTATAGAAATTGCTGGCAGTCCGTGGGCAGTTGGCCGAGGTGGCACAAAGATAGCAAATTCATTTAATAAGTATGATCTAGCACTAGACCGAGGTTATGTATTTGAGCGTCTTGAGCCTCACCAAATTGAATCAGGCTATGCAATTAATTGGATTAAAAGCGAATTAGCGAGAATTGAAGATGAATCAGATCAGACCATTCCCACCAACTGAGTTTATTGATCAAGCTGAAGAAGAGGAAGCAATTCGTTTAATACCGGCACCAGATTTAAAAAAATGGGTTATTGCAAATTACTTAACGATTGGCGGACCTCTTCACAACCCGGATCATGACCATATTGCAGAGCTACTTCACGACAATGAAGAATTTTTAGCATTTGCATGGGCTTCTTCTGCATATAAAAGCAAGCAGGCGATGGTGCTGGGGCAATGTGAAAAAGTCATGTTCAATGTTGGTGGCTGGCGTAAAGCTAGACAAGAGCAACAGATGCGTGACTGGTTCGGCTTTGTGCCAACTTACTTAATAACTGTCGATGCTTCTTTTTGTGAGCGTGCAAACGATACAGAGTTCTGTTATTTGCTTGAACATGAGCTTTACCACATTGGAGTGATGAGAGACGAGGACGGAGAAATTGTTTATAGCGATAGTTCTGGTCTGCCTAAGCACTATCTTGCTGGTCATGACGTTGAAGAGTTTATTGGCGTAGTTAAACGGTGGGGACCAAGTAAGAATGTTAAGCGACTTATTGAGGTCGCAAAAAATCCGCCGTTTGTTTCTGATTTAGATATTTCAAAATGCTGCGGGAACTGTGTAATCAATTGAGCCTTATGGCTCTTTTTTTTGTCCTGTTTGCTGTATGTAGCTGTACGAAGGGGAATTTATGGCAGCACTAAAAGAGCCTGTGAAAATATTTATTGTTCAAGCTCTTGCATGCCGTGATACCCCTCAAGAAGTGGTTGAACAGGTCAAGCAAGAGTTTGGAGTTGATATTAGTCGTAGCCAATGCGAATGCTATGACCCAACAAAATATTCGGGCAGAAACTTAAGCAAGAAATTTGTTGAGCTTTTTGAATTAACCAGAGAGAAGTTTGATAAAGGCTTAATTGATATTCCTATTGCCAATAAGTACTACCGATTGAAGCAATACCAAAGACAACTTGAGAAGACTAGAAACGTCAAAACAGCCTTAAAAATTCTTGAGCAAGCCGCTAAAGACATTGGTGGTCAATTTACTAATCGCCAAGAAATTACAGGCAAAGACGGCGGACCATTACAAACGGTTAATTCGGATGTGCCTGTTCCAATGGAAGAGTATTTAAAAGCGCGGAGGGAGGTCTTAGATGAGTACTGATGCGGCTCGGGATAAAGCCATCCGGATCGAGGCGCAAGAAGATTTATATTTCTTCACAAGGTACATGTTTAAGGAGCGCCGTGGTTATAAATGGATGCAAAATTGGCACCACTTAGAAATCTGCGAAGCTTTAATGAAAGTTTATCGCGGAGAGATAAAGCGGTTAATTATTAACGTTCCACCACGATATTCTAAAACTGAAATTGCTGTAATTAATTTCATGGCTTGGTGTTTTGGTAAGAATCCAGACTGTGAGTTTATTCATATCAGTTACTCGGCAATGCTTGCCGCAAATAATGCCTTCCAAATACGAACTCTTGTGCAAGAAGAGGCGTATAGAAAAGTCTTTCCCGAGCTTACATTGCGTGATGATAGTAAGGCTAAAGACTTCTGGAGAACTTCTCAAGGCGGTGTCTGCTATGCGACTGGTACAGGCGGTACGATTACTGGTTTTGGTGCGGGTAAACTTCGTGATGGGTTTGGTGGATGCATCATTATCGATGACCCACACAAAGCGCATGAAGCTTCTTCTAAAACAATTCGAGAAGGAGTAATTGATTGGTTTCAAAACACCCTTGAGTCGCGTACTAACTCACCAGATACACCAATTATTGTCATTATGCAGCGTCTACATGAAGATGATTTGGCAGGTTGGTTATTAGGAGATAGAAAAGACGGCGTTCCTGTAGCTGGTGGTAACGGTGAAGTGTGGGAACATCTTTGTCTTTCAGCTATTCAGGAAGATGGATCCGCACTGTGGCCAGCAAAGCACAATATCCAAAAATTGAGGCTAATGGAGCAAGCCGCACCGTATGTATTTGCCGGGCAGTACCGACAAATGCCATCACCGCCAGCAGGCGGTTTTTTTAAGCCCGACAATATTCAAATTGTTGAGGCTTTGCCTGCAGATGTACTGAAACAAGTTAGGGCTTGGGACTTTGGGGCAACCGAAAATGAAGGCGACTTTACAGTAGGTGTGCGAGAAGCTCTAGGCGCAGATGGTTTTACTTACATTGTCGATGTGACAAGAGGACAGCTTGGCCCAGACAATGTGAATAAGCGTTTAGAACAAACAGCAAAGCTAGATGGGAAAAAAGTTTCTGTGCGTTTACCACAAGACCCCGGTCAAGCTGGTAAATCGCAAGCTAGTTCATTTGTGAAGCTTCTTGCTGGTTATAACGTGATAGCCAAACCAATTTCAGGTGACAAGCTCACACGGGCACAACCATTTGCGGCTCAAGTTAACGTAGGAAATGTACGTATGCTCAAAGGTGAATGGAACAAGGACTTTATTGATGAGCTTCGTCATTTTCCTAACGGTACACATGATGACCAAGTGGATGCCGCCTCAGATGCATTTAATGAATTACATGAAGGTTTTGAAGCCTTTTTTGCTGATATGGGATTTGCTCGATGAGTGATGTAACTTTTCAACATGCTGAATATGTTAAGAACTTGCCATACTGGCAAAAACTTGATGATGTTTGTGAAGGTGAAGATGCAGTTAAGGCTAAAGGTGAAAAATATTTGCCGATGCCAAATGCTCATGATCAATCACCTGCAAATAAAAGTGCTTATGAGGCTTATCGTACTCGGGCAGTCTTTTATGAAGTAACGGGGACTACATCTAATAGTTTAGTTGGTGCAGCTTTTGCAACCGATCCAAGTTTTAAATTTCCTCCGGAACTTGCTCATTTAGAACGTAATGCAAATGGTGCTGGTCTTAGTACTTATCAATTGGCTCAAAATGGTATTCGCCATTTATTAAAGCATTATCGTTGTGCTTTATATGTAGATTACCCGGATGTATTACCAGCTCGCAATCTCGCGGAATTTAAAGCGCAAAAAGCCTATCCAATGATTCATTTATTGAATGCCATAGATGTAGTGAATTGGGATTCAGTAATGGTCGATAACCAAAAAAAACTTTGTCTCGTGGTTATCCGTGAATTTAGGTCTGAGCGCGGTGCTGATGGCTTTAGTAAAACCGAACAAGAGCAATATCGTGTACTTCGTTTAGAGCAAGAGGGTAATGGGGAATATATCTATTCAGTACAGGTATACACAAAGGGAGAAAAGGGCAATTGGCTTGGTGGAGAGAAGAAATTTCCAACGGATTATAATGGTAATTTTTGGACTTATATTCCATTTACCTTTGTAGGAGCCAATGATAATTCTGAAGAGATTAAGAAGCCGCCATTACTTCCTTTGGCCAATCTCAATTTAGCCCATTATCGTGACAGTGCGGACTTTCAAGAGTCCGTTTTTTTTATGGGTCAACCTCAATACTATGCGAAAGGTGTTAATTGGGAGTGGTATGACCAAGCGAAGAAACGTGGCATCTATATTGGCGCGAAAGTTCTTTTGCCTTTACCTGAAAATGGTGGATTAGGAATTGTTCAAGCCGACCCTAATACTCTTGCCCGGGAAGCGATGAAAGATAAGTGGGAAAAAATGAAGGAGATGGGGGCGCGTTTAATTGAGAAGGGTACTGCGGGTAAAAAGACCGCCACCGAAGCGAATAGCGATGACGCCGTTCAGCATTCAGTTCTTTCGCTCTGTGTAGTCAATATGAATGAAGCCTTGTCAGCAGCATTACGATGGGCAGCAAAGTTTGTAATGCCAGATGTTGATGTTCTCTCTAAGGACGAATTGGTATTTGAAATTAGTCAGGAATTTAACAAACAAGGTTATTTAGCTGAGTTAGCTAGACAGTTATTTGAAGCAGCTTTACAAGGCCGATCTTCATTTAAATCATGGTGGGAATACAACCAAACAGGTATGTTCCCTAAACAAAAATATGAAGAAGAGCTACAGAATGTTGAAGCAGAGCAAGATGGAACTTTAAATCAAAGGTAGAGTGAGATGGCAACAGATATCAAAAAACTATTTGAAGCACTCACTCAGCACCAGGCCTACCTTTATCGTGCTTCATCGAAAACGGTAAATGAGCTATTGGCTTTATTCAATGATGATACGAGCAAGATGCTTTCTAAGCTTCGGGATTTATTGGATGAGCTTAATGAGTCGGAGAAAGTTGCTTTAGCTGGTGGTAAATATACAACTTCGAACTTAAGGGAAATTAGGGATTTGATTTCCCAATGGTTTGCCAGTGTTAATTTAGCATTACCTGAAGCTTTTGCCGTTTCTGCTACGGCGCTGGCTGTTTATGAGGCTAATTACGTAGCCAAGCTCTATGGAGCAAAAATTAATAAGCCTGACGGGGAAAAACTATTTTTATCCGCCAAAAAAGCTCCGTTGGCAGGTGGCGCTCTTGTCGATGATCTGCTTTCAAGAATAGCTGAAAGCGCCCGTCAAAAGGTTGAGTATGCAATTCGAGATGGTATTAATTCAGGCAAAACTAACCAAGAAATTGTTCAGCGCATTCGTGGTACCAAACGGCTGAATTATGAGGATGGCATTTTAAACGGTACCAAGACGGATATTGAACGTACCGTAAGAACTGTACGGAGCCATGTAGCCAATCAAGCCTATCTAAATAGCTTCAACCAAATTGGCTTTGAATATGTCCGATTTGTTAGCGTTTTAGATGGGCGAACTTCTAAGCTTTGCGCTTCATTAGATGGTTCAGTGTGGGAGATTAATGATCCTGCAAAGCGTGTACCGCCGTTACATCCTAATTGCCGCAGCATTCTCGTACCAGTTGAGAAGGACGGGGAGCTAGTTGGAGAACGCCCGTATGTGATGGATGAGCGAAGAGTGAAGGACATTCCAAAAGATGAGCGAAGCCAATTAATAGGGCAGCTAGATGCCAACACTACATTTAAAGAGTTCTTCAAAAAGACAGATGACTTCTTCCAAAAAGAGTGGCTAGGGCCGAAGCGTTACAAGCTCTACAAGGAAGGTAAATTTGATTTTGATAAGTTCTTTGATCCAGAAGGACGTCTATATACTTTAAGTGAACTCAAAGTATTAGACCGCACAACTTTTGAAAAACTTGGAATCTTGCCTTAAGAGTAAGAAAAGTAATAACTTAAATATACCTAATAATAAAGGAATATTTGAGATGAAATTTCTAAAAGACTTTTTTTCATCAATAAGACAACTAATTGGATTCCTTCATGTTGAATTTTGGATTGCTTTGATTATTAACTTAATCATTATGGGACTTACCTACGCTTTAAAAGGGGTTAAAGGAGTAGAAAATCTAATAAGCTCTTTAAATGATCAGTATGACGGAGTAAGTATAAGTGCAACGATTATTGTTACGTCGATCGGAGTAGTACTGTGGATCTTTTATTATTTCTTTAACTCAAAATATAAACAGTCTTTAAAGGAAGTATCTGAAGGGTGCATTGATTCTTTTATATCATTATTTAGATTAGCTGGAGGAATTCTACTAGCGTTTACTACCTTATATCTATTAGAGGAAGGATTCGCATCAATATTAATCGCTTTTATTTATTACGGACTTTTATCAATTTTTAATTCTTCGGTATTAGTTTTTATGAAAAAGAAAATGTTTACAAAACCCAATAGAGAGTTAAAGCAGTTTGCCCAATAAATTTTGTGAAGTTTAAAAGCCCTATCAACGATGGGGCTTTTTTTATGCCTGCCGAAAGCGGATGCAGACGGTGTAACCGGGCGGATGCCCATTATTGTATATAGGTTGGATGACCAATGAAACTTAAAACAGTAACAATCGACGGTAAAGTTTATGCTGAAGTAGACGGTGATAAGCCGATCTATATTCATGATGATGGCAAAGAAATGCCACATGATGCACCTCATTCGGTAGCAACAATTGCACGTTTAAACAATGAAGCTAAAACACATCGTGAAGCCAAAGAAGCAGCCGAAAAAGCATTAAAAGCTTTTGAAGGAATTGAAGACCCAGCGGCAGCTAAAAAGGCATTACAAACAATCCAAAATCTCGACGATAAAAAGCTGGTGGATGCTGGTGAAGTTGAGAAAGTTAAAGCTGAAGCTATCAAAGCAGTTGAAGAAAAATATGCTCCGATTGTTGAGCAACGTGACGCGCTAGAAGCCTCTTTACACAAAGAACTAATCGGCGGTGGTTTTGCTCGTTCTAAGTACATTCAAGACAACATTGCAGTACCTGTGGACATGGTTCAGGCAACCTTTGGCCATCACTTCAAAATCGAAGAGGGCAAGGTGGTTGCATATGATCCGAACGGCGAAAAGATTTATTCGCGTGTCCGCCCGGGTGAACTTGCAAATGTTGATGAAGCTTTAGAGTCATTGGTTGGTGGATACCAGCATAAAGACTTAATTCTTAAAGGTGGTAAAGGAACTGGTGGCGGTTTTCAAGGTGGGGGCAAAGGTGGAGCACCTACAGGAATGAAACGCAGTGAAATGTCTGTTTCTCAGAAAGCAGATTACATCAAAGAACATGGCAATGATGCCTTCCTAAAACTACCGAACTAATCATTAAATATTTGGAGAAAAGTAGTTATGACTACGACAGTTAATTCCGACATGATCATCTACAACCAACTGGCCCAAACAGCGTATTTAGAACGTTTACAAGACAATTTGAATGTCTTTAATGAAGCTTCCAATGGTGCGATTATTTATCGTAATGAAATCATTCAAGGTGACTTCAATAAAAATGCATTCTACAAAGTTGGTGGTAGCATTAAACATCGCGATGTGAACTCCAATGCAAAAGTAACTCCGGAAAAAATCGGTGCAGGTGAGTCGGTAGGTGTAAAAATTCCATATAAATATGGTCCTTATGCATCTACTGAAGAGGCATTTAAACGCCGTGCTCGTACACCAGAAGAATTTGCTATGGTTGTTGGTTATGATCTTGCAGATGCATTGGTTGCAGGCCGATTAGAGTACAGTTTAGCTTCTTTAAAAGCAGCTATTTCTAGCAACCCGGACATGGTTGCGAAAGGGAGTATCGTTGTTGACGGCCGCAAAGCATTAACTCGTGGTATGCGAAAGTTTGGTGATAAGTTTGGCCGTATTGGTTTATGGGTGATGAACTCAGATACATATTTCGATATTGTCGATGATGCAATCACTAAGCAAATTTATGGTGAATCTGAAATCGTTATCTATGGTGGTTTACCCGGTACATTAGGTAAGCCAGTCTTGGTGACTGATGCTGTAGGGGATAACGATGCTTTTGGCTTGCAGTATGGTGCTGTAACAGTAACTGAATCACAAGTACCGGGCTTCCGAGCTTATGACATCAACGATGAAGAAAACTTAGCAATCGGTATGCGTGCTGAAGGTGCATTTAACCTAGATATTCTTGGTTATAGTTGGGATACATCGAAAGGTGAAAATCCTGACCTTACATTACTTGGTTCAAGCGCTAACTGGATCAAATATGCAACCAGCAACAAAATGACAGCAGGTACCTTACTTGATTTATCGGGTACAGCGACAACTGGTTAAAACCTAAAAATTAAAATCTAAGGGGGCTAATAAGCCCTCTTTTTTATTATTAAGAGAAAAGCGCCATGAAGATTATCTATACACGCATTGCAGCTGCTGCTGCATTAGAGACGGGCATTATTGCTAACCCTGATTATTATGAAAACCCAAATTTGAAAGCAAAAGAGGTAATTATTTACGGTAATTATCCAAAGATTCAAAAGGATTATGAATCTTTGGAAGTTCCAGTTGAAGTTCGTAAGTTGGAAGAGCCACAAAAAACGACTTTGGCCACAGTAAATGTCGCAGTGGGAATTACCCCTGAACTTCAAGCTGTGATGGATGATGCAAAAGCTGAATGCGAAAAGGTAGTTGAAGAAAACACTCAGCTTAAGCAGAAAATTGCCATCTTAGAGCAGGCCGGTGGTAACCAGTCAGAATTGTTATCGGAAAATTCACGCTTAAAAGATGCAGCAGTCTTAGCTGATAAAGCTATCAAAGATGCTGAAGCTCAAGTGGTCGGTATTAAAGCTGAATTTGAAGCTTTTAAAAACGATATTCCTGCAATGCAAACACGTATTGCTGAATTAGAAGCTGGAAAAGGGGCAGAAAATCCAGCTACGGAAACGGCAGCTAATGATTTTGAAAACTGGTCAAATGATCAATTAAAAGAGTATTTGGCTAGTAAGAACATTGGCTACAAGCCATCTGCAACAAAAGCAGAACTCCTTAAATTGATCCCGAAGGAATAATGCAATGAGCTTTATTACTGTAAATGACGCAAATTCAATTTTGGGCAGCGATTTTGCACCAGACAGTGATAAAGCTCGTCTGGTAAAGCTGGCTAATGTATGGATGAAAAACAGAATTGGTTTTGTACCAGATCCAATTGATCCACTTCTTAAAGATGCTGCATGTGAAATCATTAAAGGTATTCAGGCCAAAGTTATTTATAACGGCAAAGAGCAGCAGTTGAAGCGTAAGAAAGTTAAGGCTGATTCTGTTGAGTCAGAAAAAGAATTTCAAGACGGATCTGAAGCAATCTCTAGCTTTGAACAGATAGCAATTGATTTTATTGATTCACTTGATTTGAAAGATCCAAATGCAAGTTTTAATGGCTTTGGCATACCACTTTACAGGGCATGATATGGGCTTACGTGACGAAATTCAGGCAGATATTACCGAAGCATTTAATGATGATTTAGCAGACGCCGTTCAAACCTTTACATGTGAGCGGATTTCAAAAACGAATTGGGATCCTAAAACTGAAACTTATGTTGAAGTTAAAGAAAACTATTCTGGCCGTGGCGTTTTGTTTGGCTCATACAGTCAATATGAGATCCAAACACTTGGAGTACTGGCTACGGATAAAAAAGCAACTGTGCTGCAAAATGAAGTATCCATGACTCCAAAAATAGATGATGAATGGTTAACAGCTTTAGGCACATTCCGCGTTATTCATATTCAGCAGGACCCAGTTGCCACTATATGGAAATGCCAGTTGAGACAAGTTTAATAACTTGTTCTAATATCACTCTAAATAAAGGGGGGGATATGGCAAATAAATCACTTAACGAAAAATTTAAGATTATTGGTTTTTGGACATTTGGTGGAATATTTTGTTATTTATTAATTAGTTTCTTTTTGCTGAGTGATTATCCACTTCAGGATTATCCTTTTAACCATAAAAAAACATATGAAGTATTAAAAGATGCCTTAACTCTTGCTGCGACTTTTCTTGCTCCAGTTGCTGCCTTTGTTCTTTTTACTGATTGGAGAGAGCAACATATTGAGGTTGCTTTAGAAAAAAATACTCAAGAAACGTATAAATATTTAAATGAGAGCTTTGAGGCTATTTTAGAATTTAAAAATGAAGTGTGTAAGGGGGAGAAGCTAAATGAAGAGCGTTGTTTAGGTCTTGTTAATAAAGAGGATAAAATAAAATATCTAATTGGTTTTGCAGAAAGAAGTCTGAATTTATTGGATGATAATGATGTTACCAAGCAGTTTAAAATTGATTGTAAAGATTTAGCAGAGATGCTTAAAAACTGTTTAAGTATATTATATAACCTCGATTACGGATATCAAAAATCACAATCAGTTTATAGCCCTGATTTTCGACCAGCTAATGTAAAAATTAAGGAGATTGAAGAAAAATTAATGAGCCTAAGTAAAAAATTAGAGAATTTTAAAGTTTGAATATAACCCACTTCGGTGGGTTTTTTTATGGGTGCAATTAAGTAGTTTAAATGATTAATACCGATTATGTGCCCGAATGGCATATTTCGCCATTCCAACATGTGCAGTACACGCTTGCTAGAAATCAGCTTCACATGAATTTGTTATTTGAAGATATGGATAAAGCCGATCAATTTTTGGATATGGGAGCGGATGCACAAGTTAGTACTTTTTCTGATGGCGCATATGCAATCGTCCAAATTGGTGATACGGCGGATAAAGACCAAATTCAAGTTTATGGATTGCTTTTACATGAAGCTGTTCATATCTGGCAAATAGTAAAACGGAGAATGGGTGAGCGAGAGCCTAGTGTGGAATTTGAAGCTTATTCAATTCAGGCAATTGCTCAAGACCTATTTGAAATGTTCGAAGCTAGTGAGGTAAATCATGGGATGGAAGGGGAAAAAGCCGACTAGTTTTAGTCTTGATGTGTCTAAAGCAGCAGAAGACCATGTAAAGAATATTGTCATGGATACCGTGCAATCCTTAGTTAATTTAAGTCCTGTTGATACTGGTGCTTATCGTGCTTCTCATATCGTTTCGATTGGATCTGGTGACTATGGAGTACGTGGACCTGAAACAAACGCTGTGCAAGATGCCGCTATTCAAGCTGTAAAGATTAAATTGGGCAATTTGGTCTACATACAGAACAACCAGCCTTATGCTGAGCGCTTAGAAAACGGTTGGTCTGATCAAGCGCCACAAGGTATTTATGGCCTCACGTTTAACTTCATTTCTCAAAAGTACGGTGGCTAAAATGGCAATGACTTTAGAGCAAACAAGGCAAGCTATCATTGAGCATATGCAAGCTTTCACTAGTATAGCTCAGGAACGAATTCAGTATCCTAATGTTCCGGGTTTTACGGTGCCAAAAGTAGGTGTATGGTGCCGTTTAACGATAGCAGGTGGCCCGAGTTTTACCTCTGGCATTGCAGATAAACCATGTACTCGGCGTACCGGTAATATCTTGATTCAATGCTTTGATCGATTACATACGGGAGAGAAAGCTTTAACGATTCTTAGTGATGCTTTGCTGGCACATTTTGAATATTTCTCAATCGAACATTTAGAATGTTTGAATGGTCAATCCATCTATGCGGGTAAAGATGCTGATTTCATTCAGTATAATGTGAGCATTGGGTATAAGGTGAATTGATATGTCATGTATGCTGACTTTAGAAGAAATCGAAATTAAACGGCAAGAACTGGAAAGACATCTTGAAGATGTTATGTCTGTTGAGTTGAGCAAATGGCAATCTGAAAACAAGCTATGTGTTTCTGATGTGAATATACGCTTGGCTAATGTTGTTAGTCTCGGAGGGCCTAAACATAACGTTGTTACTGGAGTAAGTGTTGATTTAGATAATGTGCTTTGAATTCAAGAAAAAGCTACTGTAAGGCGATTATTTTTAATGATCTCAGCATATTATCATTTGTGATTACATTCCGTTACAGTAATAGAAATTTATAACAAATGGTAAAACATGAAAAAATCAACTTTAGGCTGGGGTGCCGCAGGATTAGTAGCTTTAGGGATTTTTGGTTCAGGCAATGATAACTCTCCAAAACAAACTTCAGACTCAGAAAATGCACAGAGTGCAGTAGAGGAAGTTATCGAATCAAAATATATCAACACTAATTCTTTAAATATTAGAGATAAACCAAACGGTCACGTAGTAGGCAAGTTAGGTCGAGGAGAGAAAGTTGATATTTATGAGATGAAAGGAAACTGGGCACGTATTTCCTTAAATTCCGCATCACCTCAGTGGTTATCAACAAAGTTATTATGTGAAAAGGATGGTTGCTTTAAACAAAAGTCTCGATCAACCACATCTAATAATTATCAGACCCTAAAATCTCGTCCTCATCATTCTGAAAGAAAACAGAAAAGAACCTATTACGACAGTGATTGTTCATGTGCTGTTGTGGATTATTGTGTGGGTCCAAGAGGTGGGCACTACTGTATTACGAGTGGAGGAAATAAGAGATATAAGCCTAGATATTAACTATTTTGAATCATGAAACCTCCATTTTGAGAGGTATTTTTATATCTAATTCACTACCACCTCATCGGTGGTTTTTTTATGTCTATAGGAATCACTTATGAGCAATTTTGTCTTTAAGCGTGGTGACACATTCAACTTGAACTTGCAGCTAGTTGATATGGATGAAACCCTGCAGTATCCAGCCAATGATGTACGTCGAGCAATCGATTTAACGGGGTATACCTTTACTTCGCAAGTTAAAACTCTGGATGGAACCGCCGTTGCAACTTTCACTTGTACAGCATTAAACCAGAGTACACAAAAGGGATGGCTAAATGTTAAGTCTGGAGCAAGTACTGCAACGTGGCCATTGGGTTTGTGTCAGATGGATATCAAGGCAGTTGTTGGTGCTGTTATTCAACATACTGAAACATTGGTATTTCAGGTGATTGATGGAGTAACGGCATAATGGCAAATCTTTTATTTAGATTTAGTTGGGATCACCGACCTTTTGTATATAACTCTTCTCAAGGTAAGCGGCAATTTATGCTGCCTTTTGCTTCGGGCATTCCAAACCTCACCCCAGACTGGACTCAGGTAATTGGGCTGGGTCCAGCAGCAACAAGAGATGTTGGTGTAGAAAGCGGTAATGTAGCAGCTTATGGTTCCTATGGTTTATCAAACTTAGGTTATGGTGGATCTCCAGCTTCAGAAGCCGGAAATGATATTGATGCTGGTTATAAAGCAGGGGGGCAAAAGACTCGTTTCAAGAATTCACCCACTAGTACTTATACAAATCCCTATATGGCTGCTTATGCACCTTCTATCGTGGTTACTCGTGGAGAATTTACAGGTACAGAGTTATTTTTACCATATTACACCTCAACCCGTGCCAATAACATGGCTGTAATTGCATGGAATTATGTGCCGTCCACTAACACCTTAAGTAAAACGGAGCAAACTGTTTATACGAGCAAGAACAATATCGTTTATACGACCGATAACGGCGCGACCAGCGGCAAGTTGGTTACTGTTGAGACTTCTGGCGAACTTCGCTCCAAGGGTTTTACTGTTGATTCGAACGGGGTTTACAAGGCTGCCTCACCGATTGCAAGACTATTTGCTGACTCACTTGAACTCAATGAAGATGCCTCAAAACAGCCGATTAACTTTGAAAAGTTAGGTACAGGTGACTACCTGATAAAAGGTTCTCTCGGATTTGCTAAAGAAGGCTGGTACATTGAAATGCCTAAAGATGCAAACGGTAATGTTCTTGTTGCTGTGTCTTATGAGCAGCATGAAGATGGGGATATTGCAGTAAAAACCTACAAGAAAAAATTTGATATCGAAACAGCCTCAATTATTCCTGATTTCGATAATCCTGTAGATATTCCAGAAACTCGCTGGATTGATATTCGATTGCATGAAGAACCTGAACCAGAGCCTGAAGAACCGTTGAGTGAAATACCATTGGAGTTCCAGCCTACTAACTTATCTCAGGCAGTAGCTGCAGCCTTGAATGGTGTGGAACCGCCAGAGATCTCCGACACAGATGCAACACATTAAAAACCCGCAAATTTAGCGGGTTTTTTTACGCCCATCTTTTATAACTGCCCGCTGATGAAGCGGGTTTTTTATGCCTAAATTTTGGAGAACTATAAATGAGTTCAGGCGCAAAAATTCGATTATATGCTTGTGAAGAAGCGGTGCTGGGAACAACTCCGGCAAACCCGATCTGGTACACGGTTCGCCGTGTTAGTGATGGTTTATCTGAAAACGTCTCAACTGAAGAAAGCAGTGAAGTGGTAGATTCACGTTTTCGACAAGGTGGTGTGGTTACTGAAGCGGAAGTGACAGGTCAGTTAGAGTTTGAACTATCTCTTGGAACATTTGACTTATTCTTAAGTGCTTTAGCCTTTAATAACTGGGCAGCAAATGCTTTAAGCTTTGGCGGTACCGTACGTAAATCTTTAACGCTGGTCAAAGTATTTGAAGACATCGGTCAGGTATTTATTTACCGTGGTGTACAAGTAAATACTGGCGAAATCACTATTCAGACCACAGGAAAGATTACCGGGAACTTTGGTCTTGTTGGTAGCTCATTTACACGTCAGCAGGTCAATCCAGTTACCAACTCAGTAGCAGCCTCATCACGTCCTTTGGTTAGTATGCCAAACGTGGAAAACTTGCTTATTAATGGTCAATCAATTCAAGGCAAAGCATGTCTACAGTCTCTGACCATTTCTATTAACAATAACCTTGAAGCAATCCGTTGTATCGGCTCAGGCAAGTACACACCAGAGTTCTATATTGAAAAAATGATGGATATCGAAGCAAATGCATCATTCATGTTCTCTTCAACTGCGGCAGGGTGGATTGATGCGATCAAAACCCGTGATGTGTTTACTCTTACTTTCGATATTAAAGACAGCAAAGGAAGTAAATATTCGTTCAACTTCCCGCAATTGGAAGTCATGGAAGCCAATCACCCAGATGGCGGCGGTGATGACATCATTACTTTAGATATCAACTTTGCCCAAGTGCGTACTAGTCCAACGATTGTACGTGCTCTTGTGTAATCAGCTTATTCAGTAACAAAGCCTATGGAATTCCATGGGCTTTTTTATTTCTAAAAATTAGAGGTTGCTATGGCTTTAAAAGTCGGAATTATTAAAAGCTCGGATGTATCAAAATGGTGTGAATATAAGGATTCTGATGGACAGGTACAGGCTGAGTTCAAAGTCCGTGGTATCGCATATAAACCCTTTCAGGTAGCTATTGAACGAGCAGGAAACCAGATCTCGTCTAAAGGCTACGATGTAATGGTCAAAGATGAAGATGCTAAGCTTTATCATGAGCTTTTGATGGATGCATGTGCTGCCCATTTAATTGAAGACTGGAAGGGCGTGGTTTTTGCCGAAATCGTAGACGGTAAAACAGTTGAGTCTGAAAAGCCATATACACCTGAGAATGCCTCAAAGCTTCTTAATCTTGGTGATATTGGTATTTCAATCTGGCTATTCATTAAAGAACAGGCCCAGAAGATTCAGGAAGACGCAGACAAGGACAAGGCTTTAATTCTGGGAAAGTCATCGAGCTCTACAAATACCAAAAAACGTATGCGTCGAAAACGCCGCACGAAATCGAACAAATCAAATTCTTAGGTGGTCGTATTCCGGATCCACCAGAATATTCGTATGCGGCTGAATCCATTCTTTCAGCATTTAGTACTATTGCCAGATCCAGACGTTATGAGCAAAGCATACCGTTATCGTTAGACCAGCAAGCAATCAATGTCTATGCAGAGCATAATGATTTGCCTGTGGCTGCTCATATTTTTAATGACTGTGTTTTTGCTTTGGATAACTTGTTTATGGATGAGGCGCATAAAAAGATTTCTTCCAAAAGCAAAGGTAAGTGATCAAAATGGGTATTGCCAGGGGATGCAAAGCCCAACTTGGTCAAAACGTCAAACAATTAAGCAGTTGTTCTTAAATGCGACTCAAAATAACGCAGTCGATGTTACAAAATACTTGATCTGGATTGACAGAAAATTACCTTTAAGGTATTGCGCGTGATTATCAAATGATGAATAATCACCTTACCGTCAGTATTTGACGGTTCAGTATTCTTTTACTCTTTTGAAAACTTTGGTGTTTGCTTGTATGTGTTTAACATTAACTGAAGCTAAACAAAAACTTAGAGCATCTGCTAGAGACACTAGCAGGATCAAGTTAACTATACATGCAAAAGAAAGAATGAAAGAACGCTGTATCTCCATGAAGCAGATTATTTGCTGTTTTGAACATGGAGACATCACTGAGGGACCATATTTGGATGCTCGTGGAACTTGTAAAGCAAATGTTTCTGTTCGTACTGCTGGTGAATATATTACCGCTACAGTTGCATTTAAAGAGACCGCGAACGGTGACCTTTCAGTCGTAGTTACTACATTTTAAGAGTAGGCTAAATTATGTATCACTATGAAGAATGTGGCTTAAGTAATATTTGGCTACAGAATGGTTTTACTATTGAAAATGATGAGGATTTTGGCGAACTGGTATCAATCCAATCTGTCCATGAACTCCATAATGCCATAGGCCTATATTTAATAACTCATAAGCCAGAACTCAATGGTGAAGAAATAAGATTTCTTCGTAAAGAGTTAAATTTATCGCAAAAAAATCTTGCGGGGCTTTTACGTGTTGGCGAATCTAGTATTCGACACTGGGAAGCTGGTCGTTCGTTAATTGGAAAACCAACAGATTTATTACTCCGTGCTTTATATCAAGAGCATGTACAAGGTGATGGTGAATTAAGACAGTTAATTGAAAATCTTAATCATCAAGAAAGAACATTAGTTCCAAGTGAAATTAGCTTCTCATATGGAAATAACCATTCATGGCGTCAAACCAATTGTGAAATAGCTTAGTTAGTTTTATTTGATAGAAACCACCTCCGGGTGGTTTTTTAATATGTGTCTTTTCCAAAATTAATAATTTATATATGATACTTCATGTAAATACCTAATATTTCTAATAATAAATTTACTGGGGAGTAACATGTTAGAAAATCTTAAGGAAAAGATATGTGCATTAAATGATGTTTTTATAGAATATCCTAAAGTTTTTAATAGGATGATGTTCTATTTCATACTCATTCTAGGGGTGATACTGGCTTATTTCCCTTCAATTAAATGGCTCGTTAATTTAGAAATATTTAATACTTATCCATTCCATGATTTGATTATGAATAACTTTCATTTAGTTCAGTGGGGAATATTGATTATTCCGCTAGTTTTAATCTTTATTGCAATTTCTAATGCAGCTGACCTTTATGAGCAATTGAAAAAGAGAAAGTACGGAAGATGAGAAAATCAATTTTATATTCTTGTTTATTGATTTCTTTGTCTTTTGTTGGATGTACAAAACAAGCTGAAACTAAACAGCTTCCTCATTCAGTTGAAGAGCAATTCATAAATGCTAGTCAGCAGATTGATACGATGCTTAATGCTCTAGAGAACCGGGAAGTAGCTTTGAATATAAAGCGAGACATATTGTGCAAGTCATATCCTGAAGTCTATAAGAACCAATATATGCCAGCTCTACTCAAGCTTTCACCAAATGTTTATACAAAGGAAACTCTCTTAAGAGATTATGAGGCTGTGATTAGCTTTTATAAAAAAACTTTTGTCGTTAATTGTGGTTGATTTTTGTCATTTAAGAATTTTTATTCTTAATACATTTTTATATTAAAGATAATCACAGGTGACACATGAAAAAAGTTTTTTGGATAGTTATTTTTATAATTTTAGCTATTCTTGTCGGACCAAAAGTTTATGAATATCTATTCAATTCGGGTCAAGAAGTTGGTAAATCAATAGGGCATGAACTAAATAAGAATATGAATAATAATTAAACCACCTTCGGGTGGTTTTGCTTGATGTGACATTTATTAACCAGTTTGATAAATTACCCGTAAATGTAGGGGTAATTTCATGAAAAAGATTATTTTTTTAAGTTTAATTTGCATACCGGTTTTTGCTATTGCAAACACGCCACAACCACTTAATTATAATGAGAACTGCAAATTAAGAGGTTTTAATTTACTTGCCTATGATGCGAATTTTAAAGAAGCATTTGATTCAAAATTAATGAAATTTGGAGCAATGAGATCGACAGATTTTGATGAAGATGGGTGTATCAGTGAAAATAATCTTATAAATGGGGTATTAACAGCCGAGTTTCGTCAATTTAAAAATAAATTTGTTGGGCAGCATCTAAAAAGTTTCGTTGCATTTGATCCAAAAAATAAAGAGATACTTGTGGTTTTAATAGATGAAGAGTCGAAGAGCTACATAATTGGTGATAAGACGTCTAGCTTAACTTCTGCTTTAAAATCATCATTTGGTTCCAATGAGCATTTTAAAAAAGTAGATCTATCATCATCTTTAACATTCACAAACTTCAATGAGAATTATCAAGCAAATAAAGTTGAAAAAAAGTTTTCTGAAATCATTGAAAAAAGAATAGAGGAAAACAAAAAACTTTATAAGTTGGCAAATGAGAACCTTAAAAAAAATAATTTAAAGGACTTGATTCATAAAGATACAAAGTACATTGCTCAACTTAAGGATGGAGAAGGGAGACAAACTAACATTGATGTAATAACAGTATTAGATCCAAATATTAATTTACCCCTTTCAAAAAAGGGCATTTCTCAGAATTTATATTTTGTGTCAGTTTTAGAAAAGATAGTTTTAAAAAACCCCTATTCATTTAAACCAAGAAGCGCAATTGTAAAGCAAGAAGGGTCATTGCTTAAAATTGGTATTGAATATACAGCTCAAAACTCTTATGGGGCTGATGTTGTTGGATTTGCAAATAAAGTCTTATTTTTGGGAAGTGATGGTCAATATCATCCTGATCCAGAAAATTAATTTTTTCATGTAAAAGAACCCGCGAAAGCGGGTTTTTTATTGCCTAGAGGAAAGTAAAGATGGCACAAGAATCGCGTTTGGTTGTTGTTATTGATTCGCAGAATGCTGTACGCAATGCTAAGGCTTTAGCTGATGAAATGTCTAAAATTACCGAAAAAGGTGATTCAGCTACACGTACTTCCAAAGAACTGGGCAATCAAATCAACATCACAAATAATATTGTTCAAAAATTTAATACCACGGTTAACAATTCTTCGTCTGTGGTAAGCAAAACTAGTGAAGTTACTAAACAAGCAACTCAGCAAGTCCAAAAATATGGGCAAGAAATAAAAACGACAACACAAGAATTAGACAAACAAGAAAAGTCTGCTCGTTCTTACAGTACTGCTATAAAGTCCTTAGCAGGGTATATGGCTGGTTTAGTAACGATTAATGCTGCAATTAATAATATGGACACTTATACGGGCCTTCAGAACCGTTTAAAGCTCGTTACTAATAATCAGGCTGAATTGAATAAAGCGACTGAAGATACATTCCAGATCGCACAAAAAACCTATTCAGCTTGGGATTCTGTTTTACAGGTGTACCAACGTTTTAGTGACAATGCTAAAACACTGAATTTAACTATGGATGATACGGCCCGCTTAACTGAAACGGTATCAAAAGCTGTGGCAATTAGTGGAGCAAGCGCAGAAGCTGCTGATGCAGCATTAGTACAATTCGGGCAAGCACTTGCCAGCGGTACATTACGTGGTGAAGAGCTAAATTCTGTAATGGAACAAACCCCGGCATTAGCAAAGGCTATTGCTCAAGGTATGGGGATCACCGTAGGAGAGTTGCGTTCAATTGCAGCTGAAGGAAAAATTACTTCACAAGCAATCGTGAAAGCACTTAGAAATGTAGAATCTGATGTTGATGCTCTTTTTGCTAAAACAGATATCACAATCGGGCAGTCTCTCACACTCCTAAACAATGAAATTACTAAATTTGTCGGCGAGGCAGGTAAAGGTAGTGGTGCAGCACAGGTATTAGCTGGATCCATTCAAACTCTTGCGAGTAATTTAGATTTAATTGCTGATGGAGCATTAGTGGTTGGTATTGGTTATATCACTCGCGCAATTTTGATGAAGAGCACTGCTGTTAAAGAGGGAATGACATCAACTTTAGCGAGCCGCCAAGCATCTGTATTAAACGCTCAAGCAGAATATGCAGAAGCTACTGCTGCTTTGAATGCAGCTAAAGCTCATCTCGCGAATGTGCGAGCAACAAGTGCTGAAACCCAAGCTAAATTTGGAGCAACAGCGGCAGCCACACGTTATGCTCAGGCTCAAGCAGCTGTGACAGCAGCTACTAATGTTCAGACAGCAGCTCAAATTAAGCTAAATACTGCAACTTCAATTGCAGGGAGACTAGCTAAAGGAGCGTTTGGATTAATTGGTGGGTGGGCTGGAGTTGCAACATTAGGAGTAATGGGATTAGCGGCAGCCTATTCTTATTTTAATAATAAGGCAGAGGAGGCAAAGCAAAAGCTTGCTGAACAAGCTAAAGTTGCTGAGAAAGCTGATGAGGAGTTAAAAAAGTTAACTGGCAATGATAAGGCTAAAGCAGTTAATGATTTAACTACTGCTTTTAATACACAAAATGAAGCATTAGAGAAATCATCGCGTGCTGTAGGGTCTGCATTAATTGATATCGAGAACTATGCACGAGGAAATAGAGAAGTTGAAAAAATTTCCCAAGAAGCGAGAACTGGAACTATCAGCTATACAGAAGCCATTGAACGTCTAAATAAAATTAAGTTGCCTACAGATCTATATGAAAATCTGAAAAAACAGGCTGCGCAGTATGATGACAATGCATCTAAAGCAAGTTTATCAGCTGAGAAACTTAAATTATTAAGAGTTGAGGTGAAACTTGGAGGTAATGAAGCACAAAATGCGGCAATTCAGCATCAAAAGCAAGCGGATGCTTTAGAGAATACTGGAACCGCAGCTGAAACTGCTGAACAGAAACTCAAAAAATTACGTGAAAATGCTAACAAATCTATGCTTGATGACCAATATTGGATTAACAACTATATACGTAACAAACAACTACTTGGAGAAGCTGGAGCAAAAGATTTTGCTGATTTTACTTTAGCTTGGCGAAAGGAAAATGAGATTGGACGAGAGGTCAAATTATCTAAAGAACAACTTCAAGTTTTACATCAACAATGGGAAATGCATCAAAAGGTAAATGCATTGCGAGACGAGGCTACTGCTGCAATTAATGAGCAGAATAAAGCTTTAAAAAATCAGCAAAAAGTACTAAATGTAAATGCGAAAGTCCTAGCAAATGCTTCAAAATTCGGCTTTGCAGATCTAGAGTCTAAATACAAACTTCCATCAGGAACATTATCCGCGATTCATATGATCGAATCTAGAGGTAATGCAAAAGCCTATAACAAAAAAACTGGGGCCACTGGTGGATTTCAGTTTCTCGAAGGTACTGCCAATCAATATGGCGTAAAAGACCGCACTGATTTAGCACAGTCTGCTGAAGGTGCCGCTAAGTACATGTCTTATCTTTTGAAGCTTTTTAAAGGCGATTTAGAAAAGGCTGTACGTGCATACCATGCAGGTGAAGGCAATGTAATGAAGGGTAAAGGTATTGGTAAAAATAATAATCAATACTGGAAAGACTATCAAAGTTACATGGCTGGTATTAATGGCTATTCTGCTGGTGATATCTCATCAAAAGACTTTGATAAGCTTATTCAAGATAACACTAAAATGGCCGAGGAGCAGGCAAAACTTCGTCTTCAATTAGAGAATGAGGTTGCTAATCAAGTAACAAAGATTAGGAATGATTTAGCTAAAAAACTGGAGGAAGTCGATAAAGCTAATTTTAGCCCAGAACGCAAGGCTGAAATAAAAGCTGAGCTTCAAGCACGTGCAGATAATGAGATTGCTATTGCTGAGCAAGCTACAAAGACTAAGCTTGATTCTTTCAGGGAGTACACAAAGTCTGAAGAACAAATCCTAAAAGATAGCTATGCAAAGCGTCAGTTTGAGGCGGAGCATGACTTAGAGTTAACAAAAGATCAGCGAAAAGAGGCGGTTGATCTATTAGCCCAACAATTACAGCAAGAGTTAGGGTTATTAAAACTAGCTCAGGAACAGCGTTTATTTCAGGCACGCTTATCATTGCTTTCCGAAACTCAAGCCATGCAGGAGAGGTACAGACTCGAACGGGAGGAAATTCTTAAGAATACCAAGCTTTCTATAGAAGAGCGGCAAAAGCTAATCGCATTATCTAAAGCCAATCAGGATAAAGAGACTCGCGATAAAGTGAATAACGCTGTTCAAAACTGGGGTGGTATTCAGGCTGATATGAATGGCACCAGCGAGTTCTTCAGACAGGATCAGGAGCGGTTTAGCCGTTTAAATGCTGCAAATGATTTAGCAGATAGTCAATTTGCTGTTACTGATCTTGATGAAAAAAATGGTTTAGATAGTCTAAATGCACAAATGGAAGCAGGACTCATTAAGCAACAGGATTACGAAAACCAGAAAACAGCTATCATTCAAGCAGCTCAAGATCAACGTAATCAGATTGCTGCCGAATATGCAAAGAATGCTCAGGATATTGAAGATAAGTATCAGCAAGATCGCTTGAACACTCAAATTGCATTTGGTGGCCAAATGATGGGTTCACTCACATCGATGTTTGGTTCAATGTTTGGAGAGCAATCTAAAGCTTACAAAATTATGTTTGCTGCTGATAAAGCTTATGCGATTGCTGCTGCCGGAATTGCGATTCAACAGAATATCGCAGCAGCTTCAAAAGCTGGTTTCCCTTACAACTTGCCTATGATTGCCGGCGCTATTGCACAAGGTGCAAGCATCATTGCAAACATCCGGGCAATCAAAGATCAAGGTTTTGCAGATGGTGGCTACACTGGATCAGGTGGGAAATATCAACCTGCTGGTATTGTCCATAAAGGAGAGGTGGTCTGGTCCCAAGAAGATATTAAACGCTGGGGCGGTGTTGGCTTAGTCGAGAAAATGCGTAAGAGTGCAAACCCTGAAGCTTTTCTCAATAACAATGCTTCAGCTGATAGTGTCATGCGCCGTGCAATGATGAGCTCTAATGCCTTTATAGAAAGCCAAAAGCAATCTGATATCTTTAATCAACCGGTTCAAGATACTCAGATTATTTATAAGGGTAATAGAAGCGTACCTATCGCTTCTTCTTCGGCCAGTTCTGATCTATTCCACGATGGCAAGGTCTACTTCACATCAAATGGTTTTGTTCAGGATCGATCAAATCTTGAGGATGTTCAAGATTTCACCTTAGGGCAATCGTCACGTCCTCAGGCTGAGATTATGCCTTTTATTAAGCCATCTTCTCCAACTATCAATTTTAAAATTGAAGTTGTGAATCAGGTGAGTGGAGCAACAGTGGAAGCCGAACAACTGGATGAGCAAACTGTCCGGATCATTGTTAAAGAGGAACTGGATAAGCAGCTTCCAAGAGTGGTACCGAAGCTTGTAAGTGATCAAATTGGTAATCCAAACTCAACTATTAGTCGATCTTTGACTGAGAATACGACAGCGAGAAGAAATCGTACTTAATAATTTGAACCCTTTTCGGAGGGTTCATTTTCATAATATTTAAATTTCAAGGTGATAGAGTCTGTTGGCATTAAAATTGATGGTTAAGACATGAAAAAAATAATTGTAATTTCTACAACACTTTTAGGCCTTACGGGATGTGCCATTCCTGCGGTAAATAATCTCGTAAGATCTACAAATATGTATCAAGATGAAATAGCTGGTGATACAGCGAATTTAAGGGTTTATAGAAGTAATGTACCCATGGTGCAGTTCTATATTACTTATCAAAATAATGAGGGTGAAAAAATTTCAAAAAACTTAATAACTAAGCAGATTTCAAATAATTTAACAAAGTATGGCTCTATGCATGAGCCCAAAAAATTAGATATGCCTAAACCCACAATCAGTTTAAATAATGGTGAAGAGTTTTTTGAGTTTAAAGTACCCGCAAATAAGAAGTTAACTTTCAGGCTTACTTCTGTTATTGGGTCAACTACTATGTATAGTTGTGATGTAAAAATGGACTATCAGTTGGAAAGAAATGGAAATTATGAATTGATCCGTTTTAAACAGATCAAAGATTTTGTGAATCCAGCTTTACTGACTGAACCATCTCAAGATGGAGCCTACTGCAAGTTTGTAGTGAAAGAGATTTTTGAAGATGGTAAAGAAACTATTATTAAATCGATTTCTTAATGTTAAATCGTTTTTGTAATTAATTTAAATATCTAAAACTTATTTCATCAAACCACCCTTCGAGGTGGTTTTTTATTACCTGAAGGAAAGTTATGTACAAGTTAAAGCTAAATCCTCAGACCAGCGGCTATGGCGTAACACCAGGTGATGATGTAAAGCGTCAGCAGATGGATGGAGGGCGAGGACGCTATTACATCGATGTAAAACGTAACAGCCACATTGTTGATGTGAACTGGAATTTAAGTAAATCCGATTTTAATAAAATGATGGCCTTCTGGCGGATCTATCAGAATAAGCCAGCTTCATTCTATGCGGATCTGGTGATTGATCAGGGAGCACGTCAGCAATATCAATGCAATTTCATTCCAAACTCATTCAAGACCAATGAGGTGAACGGCAACCTTTACCGGGTAAATGCGCAGCTCGAAGTTGTTCAAAACCAACCTAACCTTACGGCCGATATAGCTTTGATTAAGGATTGGGAGGTCTGATGGATAACGAATATGCCAAATTCTTTTTCAATCGGAAAGTAGATGTTTATCAACTGGAATGTATTGAACTATCACATCCTTCTTTTATGAATACTTACCGGGTAGTCCGTAATGATGATCGCGGGTTGTATGTTCAGCACAATGAAGGCGCGGGGCAAGTATTTTACGAATACCTTCCTATGACAATTCAAAGATCCGGAATGCTCGGTGATCTGGACCAGACTTTGACCGTTTCAATTTCTGGACTTGGTGACATTTTGCCTGATGAGTTTGAACGTGTAATGGAGGGGCAGTTTACTGATGTAAAGCCTACTGTGAATTACCGGATTTACAGTTCAGATAACCTAAATTCACCGATTCATTACCTGCTTGGGTTGCAACTTGCTGGTGTATCAATGAATCACAAAGCTGTGACGTTCAAGGCTGAATCACCGCGATTAAATACCACTAAAACTGGAGATATCTTTGCACTGGATCGCTTTAGTGGATTGAAGGGGGCTATATGAAAAGTCATGATCATCTGCTTGATAAGCAATACGATGAAGCACAATACAACTGTGTTCATTTTGCTCATGAAGCTGCATTGGATCTATATGGAATTGATCGGGCTGAAGCACTTGAACTCTTTATGCAGCCTAAGGGCAAAATTACTTTCCTGCCATCACGGTTAAAACTTTTAAATCCGCTGCCCATGCCCAAGGAGGGATGCATAGTTGCCTTCCATCCGAGACAAAGAAATAAGCCCCCACATGTGGGGCTTTTTCGTTTGGGCCGTGTTCTGCATTTGATGGAAGGCGGAGTTACTTATTTAGCGGAAGACGTCATTAAAGCGATGGGGTTTAGTCGGGTCAGTTACTATGATTAAGATTATTTATAAGCAAGATCCTTTATCTGAAAACAAGACCATTGAACACGCCGAAACGATAGGACAATGGCTTACTTCAAAATATGAATATATGCCTGAACATGTCCGTATTTTTCACACTACGAGTAATATGGATCATGCAGAAATTTCATTTGCAAATGAAGTCACACCGAAGAATGCATATGAGTTAAAGCAGTTAGATTTCTTACCCGGTACATTTATCGTAATTGAAAATCCTAAAGGCATTCCTGCACTTGTTGCTGCCATTGTTTCTATCGTTCTAAGTGTAGCTGTAGCTTTATTGATGCCTACTCCATCAATTGCACAGACTAACCAGAATAACAACCAGTCTTCTTCGGCAAACAACGAACTTTCAAACCGTGAAAACAAGATCCGGGTGAACGGCCGTATTACAGATAATTATGGTGCTGGTTGGAATACACCAGATTTGATAGCTGTGCCTTACAAGGTTTATGAGAACAATGTTGAAGTAGAGCATGTTGTTGGTTGTATTGGTCGTGGCCACTATAAAATTAATGGTGCTTATGACGGTGAAACCAACATTGTCGATATTGCCGGCGCATCGGTAGAAGTCTTTCGACCAGGTGTAGATATTGTTTCAGGTGAGCCATATTTCTCGCTTGGTACCGAAATTACTACACCGCCACTAACAGTTCAGCATCAAAACTCGGTGAATGGCCAGATCTTGCGTCCGGCAGATACTCAAAGCTTGGAAGGTACCAACTATCTTCTTTTTGCCTATCCAAATGAGATCCTGCGTGCATCTGCAAACAATACTGATTTAACAACTAAGTTTGTTAGTAATGACCGGGTAGAAATCACAAATGCTTCGTTTACTTACAACGGCCAGACTTATGATTTAAACGGTACATATAGCGTTCTATCGGTAGCTGATGACCGTATGGCATTGTCTAATCCGGCTGCGGTAAACCCCAACTGGCTAAAGCTAAAGGAATTATCAAATCAGCAAACTGGTGCTTTATCTCCAAAGCTTTCATCTATTGGCGAGAAGTGGATTGGTCCATTCATTCTCGACAATATTGAACGTAGCCGAGTGCTATGTAACTTTGTTGCTAGTAATGGACTTTACACAGTTTCTTCAGGTGGAAATCAGGGAGCTGTAAACGTCACGATTGAAGTTGAAGTAACGCCAGTTAATGAATCTGGTGCAGCCATTGGCAATCCAATGCTGAAGCAGATCATTCTAAAGGGTTCGGCAAAGTCACGTCAGACCGTTGGCGCAACGCTGGATATGGTTACATTTCAGGGTCGCTGTAGTGTCCGCGCACGCCGTTTAACACCAACACCGGCGGTTACTACAGTAGTAGATGAAGTAAAGTGGCAGGCACTTTACGGTGCTTATCCTTTGCAAAGCACAGTGTATGAACATGAAACAGTTTTTCGTGCACGTACTTATGCAACCACTGGAGCTTTATCTGTTAAGTCCCGGAAGATCAATTTTGATCTTCAGCGGATGTTGCCGACCTATAAAAATGGGGCTATGACGACAGAGCTATTTCCAACATCAAGCTTTGCTGATGCACTGGTTTCAATGGCACTGGATGACAAGATAGGCCGCCGTACGATCGACGAAATAGATCTGGAAAACATCTATCGGACTTATAACGATGTTGTTGATTATTTTGGTACACCACTTGCGGCTGAGTTCTGTACTACGATTGATGATACAAACCTATCTTTTGAAGAGCTGGTCACCAACCTTTGTGATGCCGTGTTTTGTACTGCATATCGTCAAAATAATAAACTCAAGCTTTATTTTGAACGTCCAACTGATAACTCGGTAATGCTATTTAACTTCAGGAATATTATTCCTGATAGTTACAAGCATGATCTTACCTTTGGCGTGATGGATGACTACGATGGACTGATCTATGAATACACGGATCCGACCGACGATAGTCGTATTAATATCTATTTGCCGGACAAAGGAGCCAAGAACCCGAAAGAAGTGAAGTCAGTTGGTGTACGGAACAAGTGGCAAGCTCATTTCAATGCGTACCGGCTTTGGAACAAACTTCGCTTCCAGCGTAAATCCATCACCTTTGATGCGGCGCCTGAGTCTGAATTGCTTGTGCTACGTGATCGTATTGCCGTAGCAGATTATCGCAATGGTATTCATCAAAGCGGAGAGGTGGTACAGCAAGAAGGCTTAATCCTGACTTTAAGCCATGATGTAGATTTCATTGCAGGCAAGAGCTATGTGATTTATTTGCAAATGGGGGATGGCACAGTGGACCTTATTCCTGTTACCGCTGGATCTGCCAAGAACAAGGTGGTTTTAGGCCGTTTACCGAACGGGGCCTTAAAGCTTAGTCCTGATGATTTTGTGAATACTATCTATACGGTGGTTAATGACGATACCAAAGGCTCACTGCCTTATCTGGTTGCAAAAAGAGAACCGGCTGACCAGTTCTCTAATACCATTACTGCAATTAATTACGATGAACGTTATTACCTCAATGACAAGGACTTTATTGATGTGCCAGTAGATGATTCACCGATTTACATTCGATATGACCAGCTGGATATTAATCTGGCACGTTTGTATCAGATGCAAAGAGGTGATTTACCAACGACTGGCGAAATCAGTTTTGTAGTTGAAGCAGGTGCACTGGTTTCAAGTTCAAGTTCTTATCGACCGGAAACCAGATTTGTCTATAAATTCGACTATAACTCTAGTCCTGCAAAACGAGAGTATATCGTTCCAGCTGCATCCGAATTACCGGCGATAGATACAGGGGAGTTCCCACCCGATCTGGTGGTAAATCTGACTATTAAAGGTGCTGTTGTTGGACGTGGTGGTGATGGAGGATTGCCACATTTGGCATTTGGTGCATGGTCTACCGATCCGGATTACAACTTTACCAAAACCCGCCGTGATGGGTTTCAGGGAGCACCCGGGTTGTTGAACCGGCACAGTAAATTGAACCTGATCATTGATGGTGGAACTCTGGCTCGAGGCGGATCTGGTGGCGGCGCAACTCCAAGCGGTATTTATACTGGATTGTCTTATGGGGTTCAGGGTATTCCCGGTGGAGCTGGAGCACCTTTTGGACGGGTCATGACGGGACAGCCGATTTCAAATGACTCGCAAGACTGGCGTTGGTATTTAAATGGTGACTTTATGGTTGTCAAAGTAACCGATGCTGAAGCTGCAGTGCCCGGTAAAGGTTATCGAACTCAAAATGATCGTTATGGATCTCCATTGTCTGGTGATGGTGGAGGTTGGGGCCAGCGCGGTACCAAGTCCACCAATGATGGAACATGGAACTGGCAATACCATGGAACGACTGAAGGCCAGCCGGGACTGGGTGGACCTGCAATTATTGGAGTTGCTCCACTTACAACCAAATTAATGAATGGAGGGAAAATCTTACAAACCCTTTAAACCTTAAAAGAACTTTGAGCACCCAATTGGGGTGCTTTTTTATGGTCGGTCCAATGATGGATTGGACAATGAAGAACCACCGCTTCCTAGCGGTTTTTTATTTTCTGGAGAAATAAATGGAACCAGTTTCCACTAGCGGTTTTACAGCACTATTAAAATTCTATGGGGCTGCAATTATGGTGACTTTAGCAGTCGGTTTAGTTGCGGCAGTGGTATTGATGACACGTATGCCACGCTCACCTCAAGAGTGGGCAGTGGGCTTGATCTGTACAGTTGTATCAAGTTTGGCTGGTGGCTCATTCATTATTGTGAAGTGGGGGCTTCATGAATGGGTTACTGATGTATGGGGGATGATTGCACTTGGTGGATTCTTCTTTGTATGTGGATTACCCGGTTGGGCTTTGGTCCGTTGGATTTTTAACTTCATAGATAAACAGGAAGGTAAAACGATTGTTGAAGTGATTAAAGAGTTTAAGAAAGCCAGAAAAGACATTGAAAACAGCTAATGCCGCCTTCGGGCGGTTTTTTATTACCTGAGGAAAAGTGAAATGAACATCGAGCAATATCTTGAAGAGTTAATTAAACGTGAAGGCGGCTACGTCAACAACCCAGCAGATCGAGGAGGTGCAACAAAGTTCGGTATTACTGAAGCGGTAGCACGTGAAAACGGCTATAAGGGCAATATGAAAGATTTGCCTCTTGATGTGGCCAAAGCGATTTACAAGAAGCAGTACTGGACAGCCCCACGTTTTGATCAGGTGAATACTCTTAGCTCTGCAGTAGCAGAAGAACTTTTAGACACTGGTGTGAACTGTGGTATCAACTTCGCAAAACCACTTTTACAACGTGCTCTAAACTTGCTGAATAATCAAGGTAAAGCCGGGTATGCAGATTTGGACGTGGATGGTGTGTATGGTTCTAACACTTTAGGTGCGCTTAAAACCTATCTGGCCAAACGCGGGAAAGAAGGCGAGAAAGTACTGGTGCGAGTACTTAATATTATGCAAGGCCAACGTTACATTGAAATTTGTGAGCGCAATCCAAAGCAAGAGCAGTTCTTTTACGGCTGGATCGCGAATCGAGTCGTTATATGAAAGTCTTTCATTGCAAACGCTCAAGGATAGCTTCCGTAATTACCTTGCTGTGCATTCTATTTTCAGGATGCACAGCGCATTCTATTCATAACAATGTGAATGTTGGAATATGTTTAAAAGCCATTTAATGAGGGCTGTTGAGATTTTAAGCACGGTAATATTTCTTAAGTTCAACCATAAATGCTCGATAGTGATTATATAAATCACCTTGCATGGTTGGCAGACTATCTAACAATTTATTTTCTGCTTCTTTGATAATTCTTGAGTCTTTCGATTTTTCTCTTTTATCCAAATCGTAATTCTCAAGGAATATGTTGTATATCAAAAGAATGGATTCTAATTTTCTACCCAGTTCATCAATTTTATTTTTAAAATGCTTATTGTAGTCATCTTCATTTATTATAAATGCTAGATCCGATAGTTTTTGCATAGAAAAGTCTTTTAATTTACATAAAAAAATATTATTTTTTTCTAATTCTTTATATTGTTCGATTTTTTCTTTAAATTCTAAACCAGTATAATCCATCAAGAAGCCAATGAGGGAGATAGCTTCTGCCTTCATATCAAATAAGTCATCGTAGAATTTCATAATAAATTCAGAGTTCACTTGTTTATTATGTTGATCTTTCCAATCATTAAATAGTGATATTGCAATTAAGGCTGCAAACAGTGTAGCTCCTATTGAGAATATATCCTTAATAAAAGATATATCAATTTTTTGTCCATAAAAATATTTCAACATTACTATTAGCATAAAACATATGGAAACTACTATTCCAAAAATGCATATAGCATTAACTACATTGTCTTTATTTAGGCGCATATTACAGCTATCAAAAATTATTTATTAATAATCAATAATTCACCCCAAGTAAAGGGATTTCTACTCAATTTACCTCGCGACATCGACCAGTTTCTATTAGGTACAAAGCATGGTCCAACTCCTATTTTTTTCTTTCCAAATTTACTATGGATGCCATCCATAGCCTGCATTAAAGATTCTTTTTTCTCTATGTGTTTAAAGTCCGTAAGCAAGTCATATGTATGGCCTGATTTTGGTTCTAAACTAGTCAATATTACACCGCACTTCTTAAATTTAATTCCTTCTTTGTATATATCGCTGACCATACGAGTTGCTGCTTTAACAAAATCAATTGTGCAATCTGTGGGCTCAGAAAACGAACCAGTAATCGACTTATTATAAAAAGGTACATTTGGATCAAAAGGATTTGATTGTACGAAAGCAATCATACATCCGCATAAAAGACCTTCATCGCGTAGCCTTTTACACGCATCTTGAGCATACATCGAGATAGCTTCTTTTAGATCCGTTAATTCAGTTACGCGACCACCAAAAGACCGGCTTGCAACTATTTGCTTTTTTGAGGGTGGAGTGTGCTCAATCTCAATGCATGAGATGCCTTGCAGTTCATAGATAGTACGAGCCATAACGATAGAAAATCGCTTTTGCATCTCTCGTGGTTCAGCACAGGCTAAATCAAGCACCGTATTAATCCCCATTGATTGAAGCTTTTTTGAATGCTTACGACCCACGCCCCAGACTTCACTCACATCTATTTGAGCAAAGTAATATTCTTTGTTGCATGGATCCATGTTGACGAGATCGCAAACACCATTAAACCCTTGATTCTTCTTAGCTATATGGTTGGAGATCTTTGCCTCCGTCTTGCTGCGGCCTATTCCGACACAGACAGGTAAGCCTAACCACTTCCATATTTGTTGGCGCATTTGCTGGCCAACTTTTTCTAAGTCAAAATTCTTTTCATAAGCTGTGAAATCTACAAAGCACTCATCAATCGAGTACGGTTCAACTTCTTCTGCAGTTACGTAAGAGGCAAGGATCGTATGAAAGCGCCGTGACATTTCTGCATACATTGCATAGTTGCTTGAAAGAACAATTACGTTATGTTGCTGAACAATGTCTTTAATTTGAAAAAGCGGCACACCCATTTTTATATTTAAGGCTTTTGACTCATTGCTACGCGCCACGGCGCACCCATCATTATTGCTGAGCACAATCACAGGCTTATTGTTCAAACTTGGGTCAAAGACTCTCTCACATGAGACGTACATGTTATTTACATCGATGAGAAAAAATACTTTGTTCTCATGTTTCATGAGTTAATGCCTTGTCATTTTAATGATATGAGTGACAACGCCCCAGATAAGTAGTTCTTGGCCCTCTTGTAGATAGATATTTTTATATTCAGGATTCTCAGCTTTAAGCCATTGGCCGCTTTCATCAATCATTAGTCGCTTTACAGTAAATTCATTATCGACTAGAGCTACAACGATATCGCCGTGCTTTGCATCAAGACTACGATCTACAATCAATTCGTCATCAATATCTATACCTGCATTGAGCATTGATAGTGATGCAACTTTGACAATAAACGTTGAAGTTTCGTTCTTAATTAAGTGCTCATTCATATCGAGCACTTTGTCTATGTAATCTTGTGCGGGGCTGGGGAAACCAGCTGAAATCTTTTCAAGTGCGTAGGGGATAAGTATGTGAGTTGATGGTACAACTTGCTTAAATGATAAAGCCTCAGATAAAACAATACCTTGTGTGAGGTACGGTTTTATCTGGATGATGGATGGTGCAATTTCGCTCATAGAATATCCTCCTACTTGAATTCGTAACATATTCAAGATGATATTCTAGAGATGAGCTTAAATTCAAATTTAAAAAGCTGTGGATAAACAAATAGAAGTCAAAAATTGACGTAGCCAAAAGTGCATTTGGTCGGAAATTCTACGCACTTAATTGGCTGATTTTCTTGGTTTAGGAAAATATTCTGTAGTAAATTCACCTAGGGGCATCTCAAAGAAAAACTGATCAGCATCCTCTTTTTTACAGTTCAACCAGTCTTCACGATACTCTTCAGGAATGACGATGATAGATCTCTTTTCATCTTCTGGTTTATGAAACTGTGACATAAAAGGGTGATTATCTGCATTAATAGTCAACATCGACATTGATCTTACTTGCTGCCCATCAATGACAGTCGAATCGTAAATAGCAGCTACTGTAAAAGGTAGACCATCTTCACGATAAATTCCCCACCGCTCAGCCTTGCCATTCACATATCTCGGTTCATAAATTTTTTCTACAGGGATTAGTGCAAACTGACTTTTAGCCCACGCATGTCGAAAGCTAGGCTTTTTATCTACCCTCTCAGTGCGGGCATTGTATGTGTACTTTGAAAACTTTAAATCATGGTTCCATGGTGGAATCATGCCGAACTTTACTTGACGCCATTCAATGTGGCCATCTTTAGAAAAAATAAGAGGGCAGTCGTAACCCGGATAAACATCGGCCTTGTAGTCGAAAGTAGGTTCGAGTAAATCTAAAAGGTGTACCCGGTCTTTTCTTATAGGTTCATAATTTGCGCACATAGATCACCACTTCTTTCAAGTGTGGTTGTCAGAATAATTATCCTTGTCTTGTGGAATAACCTTTCCCGAACAAAAATAGGCATATTTAAACAATATATTAATTATCCGAGTTGAAATAATCTATTTTATATTTTTATAGTCATCACTAGAGCACCTAAAAAAAGCCCTCATTGGAGGGCTTTTACAATTTATGCATTTTTGACATTACCTAACTGATTATTTTTACTAAAATAAATACATATTAAAATAGCAACTAATATTACTCCTGATGCTGCAAAACGGCTTAAGTCTAATCCTCCAGCGGAAAGGGGCTTATCTAGAAAGTCTCCAACTACAGCACCCAAAGGACGAGTTAAAATAAAAGTACACCAGAATAAAAAAGTTCGTGAAACAGAAGTAAATTTATACAAAAACACCATCAATAAAATGAGTGCTGAGAAAAGAGCAATCCCGCCACTATAGCCTAATCCAATCGTATCTGCTGACCAGTCACCAAGAGCTGTACCTAAAGTTTGACTAAAGGTAATTGTTAACCAATAAAAGACTTCTGATTTAGGTTTATTAACGGTATGAGGGGAGACACTACCTTCAACTTTATACCAACCCAATAATGAGAAGATGACTAAGCCGAGGAGTAAGCTACTTCCTCCACTATAACCAATACCTAAAGATCGCGTGACAAAGTCTGCTAATGTTGTACCAACAGTTGTACTCGCAATAATGGTAAACCAATATAAATATGGTTTATAACTTTTTGCCTTAATTTGACAGATCAACAAGATAATAAAAACTATGGCAAAAATAAAAGTACTAGTTAAATACCCAAGTTTCAACGACATTGAAAAACTATCTCCGCCAGTTTCACCAAAAGTAGTTGCGAAGATTTTAGTAATCCAGAATAGAAGGGTAACTTGGGGAACTTTAGTTATATACTCACTCATTTCATGACTTGAATTATTCATCTAAGAGTCTCAAATGATAAATTTATCAAACAATAAATTTTTAAAATTAAGATGAGCTTAAAGTTTTGTTTTTAATAATATAGCTTTGTATTCTTATTGGTTACTAAGCTCATTTTTTAATTTCTATTTAAGTTTTACTAGCTAAGATTTGGAATTTTTAATATTTAGTGGTTTTTAAATGCTAGTAAATTTTTTAAAATTCAAAAGGATATGCAATAATATTACACTATTAAATTTTAATTTGCTTCTATCTATCTGGTTAGGTTTATTTTTGAATATGGGTTTTTTAAAAAAAATCCATCAACTTACACCTTATAATGGTATTAAGTCAGTTCTTTTCTTAGGGGCGACATTAGTTATTTTAATAGCAGCATATAATTTAATTTTTCAATTAATAAATTGGAAATGGACTGCCA